CACTAGTAGCTGCATTTGAAGCACTAGTTGCTGCCGCACTTTCACTACCAGATGCGTTAGTTTCACTAGTTGCTGCATTCGTTTCACTAGTAGCTGCATTAGATTCGCTAGTAGCTGCGTTTGTCTCGCTTCCAGCAGCGGCAGTAGCTGATTCACTAGCATTTGTTGCTTGAGTCTGAGCGGTACTTGCCGAGCCACTGGCTGCAGTTGCAGAGTTACCAGCATTAGTCTCACTAGTAGCTGCATTTGAAGCACTAGTTGCTGCCGCACTTTCACTACCAGATGCGTTAGTTTCACTGGTAGATGCATTCGTTTCACTAGTAGCTGCATTAGATTCGCTAGTAGCTGCGTTTGTCTCACTAGTAGCTGCTTCGCCTGCCGACTCTTCTGACCCAGTTTGCGCTGTTTCGGCTGCTGCTTGTGCTATTTCAGCTGCATTTTGAGCAGTTTCTGCAGCAGTTTGTGACGCTAACGCTGCTGCAGCATCAATAGTTGCCTGGGCAGACGCGGCTACTGCAGATGCATTAGAGGTAGACGCCTGTCCCTGTGCTGTTTCAGCTGCTGCTTGAGCAGTTTCTGCAGCACTTTGAGCGGTTGCTGAGTTAGTAGACGCTGTTTCAGCTGCACTTTGTGCTATTTCTGCAGCAGACTGAGCTGTTGTTGCATTTGAAGATGCTGTTTCAGCTGCATTTTGAGCAGTTTCTGCAGCAGACTGGGCTGTTTCAGCGTTAGTCTCGGCGGTCTCAGCGTTAGTTTCAGCTGTCTCAGCGTTAGTTTCAGCTGTCTCCGCAGCAGTTTGAGCAGTAAGAGCATTAGTTTCAGCAGTAGCAGCATTTGTAAAAGCTAGTTCTGCTGCGGCTTCAGCTGTCTCTGCATTTGTTTCAGCCGTCTCAGCATTTGTCTCTGCTAGTTCTGCAGCTGTTTGTGCAGTAATAGCTGATGCAGCTGCTGCAATAGCGTCGGCGCTGGCTTGGTTTACATCAGCTTCTGCGGCTTCGGCTGCAGTTTGTGCAGCTTCTGCGGCTTGACGAGATGTTTCAGCTGCGGCAGCAGACACGGCAGCAGATGCGGTATCACCATAGGTTGTCTCTATTCCTAAGACACGGGTAATAATCGTTTCCGCTTCTTCAAGGTTATAATTAGCTGTATCACCGATAATAGCAGCAAGGTCAGTAACACTCTGTGCAGTAGCAGCGCCATCAATCTGTGTGGCTAAATCAGTAGCCAGTTGAGAACTAGTGATCGAGTCCTCTAGGACATCAAGTAAGAAATCGACGTCGGGAGAGGTTTGAGCCTGCGTACCAGAGGTATCAAACCAAGGGCCGATAATGCCTGAATCACTTATAAAGCGAATCCAATAGTAGATAGATACATCTGAACCAACTTGATGAGTAAAAGTAAACCCGTCAACAATTTCTGTTAGAACAGCGTCGCCAATAGCATCAGAGTCATGCGACCAAATTTCTGTATAGCCATGATTTCTATAATCAGGCGCATCCCACTTTAGTAACACAGCGTGATAAAGAGCGGTCGTCGCGAAGTTCTGAGGACGGGGCGGGACGCTAGAGTCAGTTATAACATCTGGGCTAAAACCAAGCGTGGTTGCGGCAATATTATTTGGGTTAAATTTAGCGGCACGTAACTGCTTAGCTAAACCACTTTCAATAAGCTCACGAAGAGTAACTGCCCTGTCTAAGTCGTCGCCACGAAGCCCAAGTCTAATCTCAACAGCCTCTTTAAGTGCCTCAACAAACCGCCTAGTTTCAGGATCGGCGCTACTTGGTGGTTTAGGGATCGCTGGAATTTTAGTTGGGTTTTGGCTCACGAGTTTTGAATCTCCTCTATGCTTTGCGCTAAGCAGAACTCATTGATGTCCGTACCCTCAACTTGCACTTCCCACTCTTGTGCAACCACTGCAGGCATGCGCATCAAAGGCTCACGTAAAGTACCGTTACTAATATTCGCTGGTATGTCTGTAACTTGCGTGTAAGCACCACCAGATCTCGTTATTTGGTAATTCGCTATTAGTGTCCCGTCGCCCCAGACTCTGACGCGCACTGGGTAGTCATTTGCATTCACGGATACCCATTGCATAGAAACAGGCTTGGGGGTGGTAAAGATTTTGCTCTTGAAAAATGCAGTGCGTTGAGCAGCAGCTGATCGATATTTCTTAATAACATTATCAACAATGAGATAAAGCTCACCATCGTCAATATCGTGAAAGCCCCCGCCTACGCCGCTTCCAAAACCAGTAAGCGTAGTCAGTGCATTACCGCCGCCTTTTGGATCCATGACGAAACCGCCACCGTTCCATAAAGCAACGTATGTACCTTCATAAATAAAGGCTTTATAAACGTGTGGGTAGTAGTTCGCTCGCCACTGGTCGGGTGAAATTAGGCCATTAGTTACCACTTCACCTGATGCGCCATTTATCATGCACAGACCGTCTGGCCCTGCATAAAGTATGTACTCACCCATGTCAACAATACTGTTTTTGTTAATACAGCCTTGCGCTAAGTCAATCGTAATAGCAGTCATGGCACTAGGTTCAGTACCTGTGATGAAATAAGGTCTGCCCTTTGTTAGTGCCGCCACCCCATTGCCGGTAGAAGCAATGCCAACAATATCTTCTTCAGTAGTGATTCTGTAAGAAATTGGCCACGCATGAGGCATAAACGGCTCACTTACACAGAACCGCTTACCTGTAAACCCAGCCATTACGCCATTCGATAGGGGTATCAAATCTTGCATTGGGCCGTCTGGATATAGAGTAGCGTCGTCGTCTGGAGGGCCTATCCAATCTGTAGTAGGAATTACCTCGCCAAGCGCAGCTGATTCGGTCGCGTCTGTAAAACTATCTACGTTTATTTGAACCTCACCGACAAACTGGAACTGTGTATTAGTAGAGCCAGTATTTGATCGATATATGCGTTTTCTAGCTCCGCTATTTAAGTTGTGCTCTAGGCTGTAGGTCGGTACTGACAAATCTAAAGTAACAGGTTGCTCATCTCTTATTTCTAAGTTGCCAGAAGGATCGCTGGGTGGCCCTTCACGCCCGTCAGCGGTTACCAACGTAAATACATAAGACACGTCAAAAGGCGTGAGCGTGTCGTCAGGAGCCTCTGAAGAATCTGTTGTTACCACAGGGGCATTAGGGGGTGCGGGCACACCTAATCTCCAGCTATTTCCTGGATAAGACGTGCCGCTAACGATTGTTGTTGAGTTACCTATGCGTGGATAACCCTGACCAGTCCAATAAAGACGATCATCAAGATCCCCTGGAATAGGGCCTTTTGCTACCGAAACTTCCTCGTCCCACTGCAGCCATACCGCTCCAGATGAACCATACTCATAATGGTAGATTGATTGCTTATTAGCAGAAGCAAGAGTAAATACATCAGTGTTGTAATGTATTCCTACTAGACGACCAGAACTAAGATCGCAGTCTTTTGCAATCTGACCAAACTCATCAGAAAGGAGTCTTGGTGCAACACCAGGAGCAGTTCCTGAAAATTTATTTCTTTTGAAATACGCCATTTGTGCCTCACAGTTGTTCTGGTATTATATTAGGCTAGCTAATATATTGCTATAAATTATTCGCCGGGTTGAGACTGTGCCTCAGCCCAGACTGTATCTAGTGCTGCTTCTATTTCTGCATCTGTCATGCCTTCATTTATAGGCACTTCACAGTAGTATTCGTCGCCTTCTAAGCGAGTAGTTCTAGCCGCGAACATGACGCCGTTTCGTTCATATCTGATTGAGTATGTTGTCATTAGAAAAATCCTATAACGGTAAATGATCCATCATCTGTAAATGGGTGAAAGCCAAGATTTAGATTCGTCCAACTCCAGAAGTGGCTATTACTTTGGCTCGAGAAAGAGGCGTCTACTCGGTTTAGGCTCACAGACTGCCCTGAGTCTTGTTTCAATATATTTATTGAGTTAAAGCCTGAATTATTGCCAGCCCCGAACATGGACATGTAAACCGCATACAGGCCTGTATTAGTGTAGTAAGTACCGTAAATTGTTTTTATCTGACGATTTGTGCTGTCTGATAAACTAACGACCGTTTCAACAGGAGATCCATAAACAAAGTACTCGGTAGACCAACCCTTCATAACACTACTGTAGTAAGTAGTACCGCCACCATTTATGGCTGCATTAGCAAACGCACCTGTAATTGGCGTCCACGTGGCAGCGGACTTCCCATAAAAATGAAACAGTGAAATTGAACCAGAATTTCTCTCAGCAAGCGCCCTCACATCAGTGTCATTCAGAGTCACCGCTGTTCCCGAAGTTGCACCCAGTTCCATGTGGATGTCATTCATTGAGATTGCGCCAGAACTCTGAAGAGGCATTAGTCTTTATCCTCTAGCTTCGCCTTTAGCCTATCTACTTCAGCTGACAGTTCTTTGATGCTTTCAATTAGCAACGGGATAATCTTCTCGTGCTGCACTGTTAAGTAGTTGTCATCAAACGGAGCGGGTTTGACGCCATCTTTTATAACAGCAGCAACATCTTGAGCTATTACACCTGTTTCTGATTTCTCTGCAGGTAAGAAGCCAAGCTCTTCTACGTTGTCTTTCCAGTCGTAAGTAACACCACGGAGCTTTTTGACTTTCTCAAGAGGCTCTTCAATAACCTTAATATTTTCTTTAAGGCGTTCGTCAGACGCATACGCAGTTACGTTTCCACGAAACTCCCAGTTGTTAGTGTTAGCGCTGTTTCTTGCAGTCCAGTATTTAGCCCCATTCCACATTCGAAACAGAGTAACTTTGTCATTACCAGCACCAACCGTGGTAGGAGAGTTGTCACCGTTGTAATCTAAACCGCCACCATACGTAGGGCTCTGCCCTACAAATATTTGACCAGACGATTGCATGCCATTGGTAGACCCACACACGCGCAGTTCTGCCAGACCAGCGTTATTTTCTGTGAAGATATCAACCCGACGTCCTTCATTAGTCGTTAAGGCAACAGGAAGCATCCTATCCTGTATGTCGTTTAGCACCCCAGCGGTAATACGAATCTCCACCTTAGCCCCAACAGGGTGGGCTAAAGCGCTTGTCCCTTCCGAGGCCCTATATATCTGAATGGTGTTTGGCATAGGAAAGCCATAGGCCGTCACAATTTCTATGCCCGCACTACTATCAATGGTAACCATATACACGGAGTTATACGCCGGACTGGGGTTAGTAAACATGGAATGGTCAGCCACTGTCATACTGGTAGGCGAAGTCGAGGCCGCCAGGGCTGCGGTCAGCGTAGTGCTTGCATTGTTCTTAAATACTGCCATGAGTATTCAGTCCCCTTAGCTAACGGTCACTGTCCAAGTAATAGTCATGCTGTCCTGATCAGTTTTACCGACTGAATTGGTAAATTTTGTGCGACACAGCATCGTTCCAGCAGAAGCGTCGTTAAATACGCCTGCTTCAGAAATAATTCCGTCTCCATCACTAGGCCCAAACGTGGCTTCATAAGTGATTGCTGCACCTGATCTAGAGGTAGAGCAAGATACTCTGCCTACCTGTGCGACAGTTGTGTCCGTGGGGTCAGTACCAAGCGTACCAGTACCGATAGCCATAAAACCCATTACGGCATCGTCAGTACCAACCATGCGGCTAGCTACAAATGACTTACCTGTGTTTACAACAAGGTTAGGGATCTCTTGTACGACAGCACCATTCAACCTGACGGTGAGTGCTCCCTTTAATTTAAGTGTGTCTTTCATGAAGTGCTCCTATTGGTTCAAAGTAAATGTGTTCAACAGCGACGTGTTGAGCACAGAAGAAGTGGTGTCGCCTGGAATGTGAGTAACGTCTACGTCTTCGGTAAACGACACGGCATCTGAGGCGACCTTAGAGATTGAAAAAGAATGGCTGTCCGTTAGCCCAACTACGTTGCCCTTGGTCTGTTCTATAAGGAACGGGGCTACTGATCCGTCGTCCAAGGTAAAAGCGTCACTAACTACTTTCGTGACGTTAACGACCTGTGCATGAGTAAAGTCAAAAGAGTCCGATGCCGGTCTGGTTAGCCCAAAACGGCTGGAGTCACTGACGCCAATCGACTCGCTCGCTGGCTTACTTAGCGAAAACGCAGTGTGCTCGGATACAGATACTGGGTCAGATACCGGCTTCGATATATGAAATGCGTTTCTCTCTGTTACACCACTAGAGTCACTGACGGGCTTGGTTATTGAGTAGATGTTGGAGTCACTTACTCCAATGCTGTCGCCCACAGGTTTAGCCAGACTAAATAGTGTCTGCTCGTTAATAGTGATGCCTTCCGACTCTATCTTCGCTAAGGCAAAAGTTGCTGCATCACCTAGAGCAATAGACTCAGATAGGGGTCTGGTTAGCGAGAATGCTGTGGTGTCCGATACACCAAATATGTTGCCCTTCTCGTGCAAGAAGAACAGCTCACTATCTACCAAGTCATCGAGGGTGAACCCATCAGATACGACTTTTGTGGTGTGTAGCGTTGTAACGTCTTGGAGTCCTAAACCATCGGACAGTGGGACGCCAAGATCTAACAAGACATCAACAGTCTCTTGGAAAGAGAAGCTGTCAGCCGTGTTTTTGCCAAATACGAAGGTAGCTAATTCCTCAAAGGCAACTTGCTCAGAAAGGATCTTGTGAAGGGTAAATAAGGTGTCTTCGTTGAATGAAACCTCGGTATCGCGGAATCGTTGGTTGATTGATTCGGCATCGAGGTACAGATCGGCAAAACTAGCGTTCCTAAATGTGACGCCCGCCTCTGCCTTAACAAAAGAGGCAAGCACCTCCAGGGCCCTGGCAGAGACTGTTGTTTGATACTTCGGTAGTGTGATCGTTGTCCCAAAGCTAGGACGCGACACTGATACAGATACGTTTGTGAGTTTTACGTTGGCAAGCTTAATCTCCGAGCTGCTGACAACAGCCCGTATATACCTCGGCTTGGCGACGACAACTCGATAGGCAACCATTAGTCAAAGTCGCTCCTAACCTTAAACTTAATCAGATCGTTTACGGTTTGTTTGCCCCCACCAGAGAATGCAATCTCGAGTTCACCCTCGAAGATTCCCGCTTCATTTAGTGTCCCTTCTGGGAAATCGGTTGCTACCTTTCCGTTCTGTGGATCGATGAGAGAACACACCAGCGCTGCCTTAACATTAGTAGAGCCAAGTTTTCGAATACGCAGCGTTACAGTTGCGTCTCTAACATCAATTGGGGCCCACGTGTCGCTGTTGTTTGGGTCTAAGCGTTTACCCGTCGCTGCTGAATTGCTGTCTTTTAGCGAGAAAGTTAGCTCGGGTAGCGTATCGCCCGTCACTAAATTCAGCGTGTCTGAATAAGCCATATCATCTACCTTTTATTTATATTAGCTATACTAATATATTTTAAATTTAATAGCACCACATAACTGGTGTTGTTTCTCGAATGTCCACATGCACAAATGTCTTGGCAATACCAACGCCACCGAACCCCATTTCAAGAGCCTTCTCTACAATCAAACGACGTTGTGCCCCGCCAGATACCCGTATGTCAGCGGCGATACCCTGTGCATGAGTGCCGGGTTTTGACTTTCGTTTCTCTATTGGGTGGCCTTCTGGGTCTCTGTACCCGCTCGTAACAATGAAGGGAAATCCACACGCTTCTCTCAGTTGATCGAGTTTGTGAATGAAGTCTTCGGACATACGATTGTTGCCAGTTTCTTGGCAATCAAAATCCTCTATTTTGAAATACTTAAACATGTCTATCCTTTAAATAACCAAGTTACATAGGCTACAAAGCCCGCCCATATCGAGAAGAAGATCTTTTCAGCTGTCTTTGCAGTAGCCGCGTTCTGGGCTACCACTTCTGCTGTCTCTTCAATCTTTTTCTCGTTCTCATCAAGACGCCATTCGTGCCTTTTCAGACGGGCGTTCTGACCATTTATCTGTTCTTCAACTCGAGCAAGACTGGTTAGAACTTCACTAATCTTGTCTATCTTCGTTTCTAGTCGATCTAAACGACCTGTAACTTGTGGATCACTCATTTTCGTAAACTCATTAGTTTCCCAACGCCTTTGATGCCAAAGCTGCTGGAGATTGCGATAAAGAGTAGGTACTGATACCACTCCGGTAATTCGGATAGCGCAGCGAACGACTCTTTGACTCGATCCACTACTGTCATGTCATTCATAGCTATCGCGTATCCGACCATAAATATTGGTACAGCTAATATTATAGTCCAAAATTCGTCTTTCCACGAGCTTCCTGATGCTTCTGCCATCTTTGTTTCCCAGTCAGCGTCGTTCTTAATTACTTCCATCTTGCGATCATGTAAGGCCTTCTTCTCTTCTGCTTTGTTCTTTAAGAAGCCACCGGCTAAATCTGCAATCGGCCCAATAAAATTAAATAAGCTCATAGTTATCTCCTATAAAACAATGTTGTATCCGGGGATGACTCGCGACGGTACGATGTCTTTAAAGAAGCTCTCACCTCGATATAGCCCCATACCAATGTCATCTACTAGGAAACCAGCAGTTGGGCCAAAGATTGCGCCTGCACCAGTCTGTCCCCACTCTTGTGATTTAAACATCATGCCGATGATGCTGAGCGGGCCCATATAACCAGCTCTATCAAATATTTCGCCGAAGTATTCGCCATAGCTCATGCGGTCTGATCGGAAGTAGCGACCATTAGGCTCTACACCTGGGAGCACACCAGCGATTGCAACTTTAGAAAGCTCTCTTAGTTCAAGAGATAGCATAGCTAGTGGCATGAATGCGCCTAACGCCATGATGCTGGTAACACCAATAGCTGTAAGCTGATCAGCTTGTGTCCCACCCTCGTCTAGGCGTTTACCCATCTCACGTTTGATCCCACCAATGATGACCTTACCGAATGAGTACAAGTAAGACTTTAGTGCCCAGATCAGTTGGTAACGTGGGTCGTTAGCCCAAGCGGGTCGCTCTGCAGCATTAGGGCGTAGCATGGAGTTCTCTACAAAACGCTGGGTCGCTGCTTTCATGGCCTCGCCTTCTGGCCCCTCAAACGTGTAGTTCTTCCCGTCTTGCTGTGCCGCCTTCCACTTATTGACTTGCTCTGCAGTAATACCGTGGTCTCTAAGGTATCGCTCAGAACGCTTGCCCGCTGTTTTTGGATCAGCATGCTCGACTAAAAAGTCTACGCCTGTAACAGCAGCATACTCACGGGTAAATCGAGTAAACCAATCAAGACCAATCTTCTGGAAGAATTTGTCAGACCACTTACGAACTTTAGGATCGAGGTACTCAGCATCTGCATCGGTAAGACCTAAGTTACCCATAGCCGTACTAAACGCTACACCAATGTCACGAGCCAGCTGCTTACTGCGCTCTGGATCAGTCCAAAGACGCTGTTTTAGTGCGCCGATTGCTGTTTGGAAACCATTAAGTTCTCTAGTGTTTACAATCGCCCCACCGATCTCGGTAATCGACCCGATAGTTGCAAGTGGCAGTAGCGTTATCCAGTTAAAGAGCTGCATGTAGCTTTGTAGTTTCTGCAGCTTAGGATTCATTGGCTTATCTGTGTATCCAAGATATCGCTCGATAGTTGCGACAGCGTCTCTTCGATCTTGTGGAGACAGCTTATCTAGCTCCTCCTGTAAGATGTCTTTTCCATTCTCGTCGGTTGTGTAGCGTTTAAATTCTGTTCGCGTTATCACATGACGCAGATACTTCATGATCGCTATTTCAGGGTCTTCACTGAATTCTCTTAACTTAGCTGGGTCAATACCGTCCGTAAGGATACGAGCTTGCTCAACGTGGCTAACAGGGTCGGTTGCATCTACCGTCACCTCGATCTCTTCATTCAAGATGCCTGACTGTCTAGCAATCAAACCATTTATAGTCTTTTCAACATCTGCTCGTCGTAGATGCGGTTTTTCAGCCAGAATTAAGTCAATAAAGGGCTGTGGGTTCTCATAGATAGCTGCAAGGTTGAGTACCACAGGGAAGTAGTTATCGCGCTTGCCAATGTCATTCCCTGGCACTTTCGATATGTAGTTATCGTGAACGCGCTCTAAGAACTGTCTAATCTCCAACGCTTTACCACTTAATTCTGATGTAGGTGTCCCTGATGACGCTTCTTCAAAGGCTTTTTTCACCTCTGGGGTATCCCAGTTATCACCCAACATATCCTCAAGTTCATTAAAGAATAGGCCGCGAACGTGATCTTTTGATTTGATGAAACCTACTTTGCCCGTTGTATTAGATTGCACATAGAACATGTCAGCAACCTTCTCGCTAATACCACGAAGCATATTGTCTTCTGCAAGAATGATCTTCAGGAACGTGTGCCCGGGAGCGTTGTCAAATAGCTTACTAAGCTGTTTGATTAGGTTCTTAACAGCGTTTTGAGCTCTTGCATCTGTACCCGCTTCCATCTCTCTGATTAGTGCTTTCTGATCAAACGAGATATCAGACACGCCCGCTGCTTCATCAAGAGATCGGTTCTCACGTGATGCTGCTACGGTGTTGTCGATAAAGTCTGTGAAGGCGTCTGAGCGACGTTCTTTTGCGAAGCGACGTTGTAGTGATGGAGTAACAGCTTTCCACAACTTCAGCATCTTCTCAGCGAGTTGTTTGAATACACGCTGCACAATACCGGCAGCTGCCTTCTTCTCTTTGAAGAACAGAGCCTTTGCCCAGATAGCAGTCTGATCAGCAAACCACTCCTCGAAGTCCAAGCCATCTTTCTTAGCGTCAGACTTGTCGTACGCTTCTAACATCTTGCGTCGAACAGCGTTGCGCTCTAACGAGTTGTCCATCTCCTCATTGAATAGCGCGTGACCTAGTTCATGCGCTGCAACCAGTGCTGTTTGTAGGTCATTACCCTTCGAGTTATCGACGATGATTAGGTGTGAATTAGCAAAGCTAATATATCTACCCATAGCGTTAGGATTATTTTTTAGCTGCTGATACTGCTCGTAAACAAGCGCGCCGACCCTGGCATCTCCGAACATCTCTTTGATCTGCTGCTCGGTCATACCATCAAGTTCTTTCACGCCTAGTGCAGTCACCGACTTCTTAAACTTCAGTACGCGGTTTACTTGTGCGATCACCTGATCGGCAATTTTACCTAGTGAGCCGGTTGGGTAGTTAACAGGTAAGAATGTAGCCTTGCGTCGAGTGTTGGTCTCACGGTTGTTGCGGCCACGAGATCGGTTCTGACTCTTAGGGTTGTCCTCGATGTTTAGTCGAGTCTTAGGTATTGGCTGACCATCTTCATCGAAGATATCTTGCTCACGCATTCTTGTGCCTTCATCGACACTACCAAGCTCACCTTCTACTGTGTCATCTTCATTAAAGGTTGGGTCGTTATATTCTCTAGACTTTTTAATATCAACAGTCGCGCCACGTGCCCTGGCTTCAGCTGCTGCGTTCAACGCCTCTTGTCGATCTTTAAACTTAAACTTGAAAGGTGAGCCACCACGCTCAGTACCCTCTACGGTGTACTCAACTGGCTTTACCGTGTCTTGTTCAGGCTGTAACACTTCATTGAGTGTTACGTCACTATCATCAATTCGTGCGCCCATAACGTATTCAGCATCGATCTGAGTACGTAGTGGTTTGTCGGCATCAATCTCGAAGATAGATTTGCCACCTATCTCGATGTCATACCCTGTATCGGCCAGCATCATGTCACCGAGGAACGTGCTTAGTCCTCGTCTTGCGCCTTCTAGGTCATCGTCGCTATAGATGTCATCACCACGACTAGCTAGCAGCTTCTTACCAGCAGTGGTTAAAGAAGCTAGATTCATGGGACGTCGTTTGCCATCAGGTGTCACAAGGAATGCACCCGACTTGAATTTAGAATCGGCGGCATCAAGCAGCGTTCTGATTACGCCATCTTTACTTTCATCTAGTGGGTCAGCAGGCTTGTCTTCAAAAGTAGCTACATACTTGCCATCTTCATCTTGCTTAATGTTGATTTCAACATTGGGGTTATTGCGCTGACTGTCAGCTACATTGTTGAGGAATGATTCATTCATGCCAGCGTAGAATGGGTCGTTCCAATTTATCTCACCAAACTGGTCTTGGAAGTTCTCTCTGGCTTCAGTTGTGTTATCGAAGGTTCGGTTTGGATCACTCTTAGGTGTACCTGTAGCTACTTCAACAGTCTCAGGGCCAAGGTCTAACTCTTGTTGCCCGTCTTGATTCTCGTTCTGAAAGGCTTCTTGTACTTCAACAGGTATATCCATGTTGCGTACTGTTGGCCCGTCATCCGTGGTGGATGGTTCGTTGTCCGTTGCTGCTTGACTCGCCAAGTCATCAAATAAGTCTGGCTGTTCAGTGGGAGACGCTGTGCTCTCCTCTGCATCAATATCGTCACTAACCTTCTGCTCTCGACCTTTATCTACATAGTCGCGAGCCTTATCCATAATTCTCTGGGTTTTCTCTTTAGCAGTGCCTAAGTTCTGAGCACCTGTAGCGAGGACGCCACCCACTCCACCAGCACCGCCGCCGATAATACCGCCTGCAATAAATGACTCTGCTCGACGAAGCATTGCCTCTTCATCAGAGTAAGTCTCGTCGTAGCTCTTTCTATTCTGTATGGCCATCTCAGACTGAAGATACTCAGACGTACCTTCCATTAGGAAACCTTTACCGCCTGTGCTACCAATATTCTTTGCTAGCTGCCCTAAAATTGAGTCGCTGCTTGGTGCTTTCTTCGCAGCTTGCTTACCAATCATTTTAAGGAGGGCTGCTTCTGTACCTACGCCCACAGCTGTCTGGGGTATAGCAACTGCAGCTGAGCGCAGTGCAGTTGCTTGGTTCATCTCTTGGCCAGCACCGAGTGCTTCACCAAAGTTCTCACCGGCCATCATTGGATATTCCGATGTGGTAGCACCAGCGTAAGCACCGACCTTAGTCCCCACACGTTTCTTTTTAGCTATCTGGAATGCTAGTTGTGCGATGTCAGTTTCATCAGGAGTGGCTTCACCTTTTGCCACTTTCTCCATTGATTCTCTAACAATCTTCTTAGCAGCGTGACCACCTACACCTCGACCTATAGCCCCACCAATACCAAGTGTTGCGATGCTAGAAATAAGAGAGGGAACACCCATACCGCCGAGCTTAGCTATCTGAGCAAACGCACCGGTTATTGATGGGTTGTCTACAGCCTCGCCAAAGGTCTCGAGATTACCTACCGCCAGAGCCGCCCTACTTTCACGAGCCCTTGCGTCTTCGACTTTCTCCTGGGCGTACTCCTCGTTACCGACTAGTGTCCCAGCCAGTGCCTGAAAGTAATCAAGTGATGAAGAAACGCCTGCAGCACCAGCCTCCATGCCCTGTTGAAATGCCTCACCCATAGTAGGGTCAGAGTCATCAACTTCAACAGAGCTATCTTGAGCAGCTGATCCGTCTAGGTTAGCGGCGTAGAATGCCTCTAGGGTTTCGTCCACGCTTATCCCCCATAGCCGTACAGCTTGCTATTGGCTTTTGCCGCTTTAACAATCATTCGGTAAGCAGCAGAGTTTTTGTTTTTAATTAGATCTAGGTCAACAGCTTCATCAAGTACACTAACTTGCATGTTGCCCTCACCATCTTGCGTTGGTGGCTTGATGTACTGGACTCCACCTGTCGCCTTATCAAACACAACGCGAGCTAAGAAGAAGTCCTGTGAGTCTGTATTCAGGTAGTCAACATCGCCTCTGAAGAAGCTCTCCAACGTCTCTTTAAACCCGCCTTCCTCTTCTGCTGCAAAGCCAGCAATAGCTTGGCTAAGAGAGGCGTTTAGCTGCTTCATAATTGCAGTGTAAGAATTTGAGCCGGGCTTGTAGCCATCAAGATTAGCGATGCCTTTATTAACTGCTGGAGATGCCAATATCTGTTGAGCTGTATCACCATCAATATCATTGTCGTTTCCTTCAATGATTTTAAAGGTTGATTCGTAAACATTTGTAGCTACGCCCACAGCCTTTTGGAACTGTGCATCATCTGTTTTTTCAGCTTGCTGCTTCAACCTATCGAGGTGCTGAGACTGCAATCGCATGTTGTCTGCCAACTGATCGGCAGTCATCGTCGCCACACCCGTTTCATTCATGTTGGTGAAGTTCTTAACTAGGTTGGCTTCTACAGTTGCGTTGTCTGTTGTTGCCATCAAAGCGACCATCGCAAGATTACGCTTCTCAAGTGTTTGCCCGCGTAGATCAGTGAGGTCTTTGATGCTGCCCTGTAGGTCTTTAGCGAGGTCTCTTCGAGCTTGCTCTGATAGGAATACTTCGCCGTTCTTAAACATCTGGGCAACTTCTTGAGGGCTCTTGTCCTTTAGAAGCTCGGTGACATTATCGAACTCAGCTGCAACAGCTTCGTTTGACGCTTCAACGACAGGTTTAGCTACTTCATTTTTCTCGAGACCTTCGCCTTTCATCTCTCTAAGCTCGCCCTGGGTGCGTTGTATGTCTCGTTGTCTCTGCGCCTCCATACGGCGGTTAGGTACTTTTTTATCTCTTAGTGCTTGAAGCTCTGTTTCTTTGTCGCCCACAGGATCAGCTTTAAGTTGGTCTAACTCAGCTTCGTCTTGCCCTCGTCGCTTAATACCGGCTCGGCTCTTCATATACTTGTCAGCTTTTAGCTTAGCTTCGAGCTCAGCAATACGATCTGCTTTGTCGTTAGACTCACCATCAGTATTAGATGTGCTCGTTAGGCCTTGTGTGGGGACAATTGGTATGTTGTTGTCTTTGGCTATCTCCTCGATAACCTCGTCTTTCTCTTCGTCTGTTTCAGCACTCGCAATAACGCCAGTTATCTCGCGCTTTGCAACAGGGTTGTCTGAGAAGTTAGTTAGTACCGATTGCAGATTACCGATTCGAGCCGCATCGAGATCGATCTCACGAACTCTCTGCCCATTCATAACCATGTCTCGAGCAGCGTTATATTCGTTCATGTCGAAGAGAGAAGTGTTGGCTACAACATCGGATCGATAAAACTCAGTAGCTAATTTAGAAACTTGATCTGCTGGTATGAAGGTGGTCTCTGCACCGGCTTCATTTGAACCTCCATCAGTGATCGCTCCTTTACTGCCATCAGGGTTTACAACAGAAGCTCTAAAGCCGTCTTGATCCTTGTCATAAACGAGATTCGTGATTTTACCGCCGCCCGCAACGATGCCTGCATCATTAAGAACATCAAGAGCAAACGTCTTTGCGTTGCCATCGTCAGCTCTTAAAGAGTTAGTAAAATTATCATTAAGGCTCTTTCTATCGTCTGTATACCAGTCGTTAGCCTCTCCCAACTGAAAGCGTTGATCTGCAGTAGCTTCAAGTGCCTTGCGGTCTTCTTCAGATTGGGCAATTCCAGCCATTTGATTTCGGTATTCTTCGAGGCGCATTTGGTCGCCAAAAGAATTTGCCCTAGCTGCCCCTTTAGTTAAACCAGCAAGAAAACTCATATCAAGCTACCTTTTTCAGTTTTACATCGACTTTCGAGTAGTCCACCAAATCAAAGTCTCCTTTGCGCTTAACTACCGCCCAGGGGACTTCGTGCGCCATAACGCCTTGATAACGCTCTTTACTGCCAACGTAGTTGTATTCATAAATGTTGACGCCCTTCGGACTCACGCCAACCTTCTTAACATTCTGTTTAGCTCTCGCATCACTCAAGAACGCAAACGCCATGATTGCGCTGCCAGCAAGTGAGCCAACAGTTGAGTAAGTCTGTGCTTTGTGTGCAGCACGTGCTTGTTCGTAAGCATTCTTTCTGGCTGTAGCATCGGCTGCTGCCTGACCCATCTGAGACTGAGAGGTGCGATTAACACCTTGCCCAATATTGATTAGGTCAGTGATGGTTCGCTGGTTGGTCTCTTTCTGAGCGATCCGAGCGTCATTTACCGATTGCACCGTACCCAGTGTTGTACCTCGAGTAAGTGCACGTTGTTGCTGTTCCATCTGAGCCGGGGTAAGGTGAGCGCCATACCGAGAGTTAGATCTATTCGCAACCTCACTCATCAAAGTAGTGGCTTGGGCTGAATCTTCTCGGGCTTGATCGATTAGACGGGTATCGCTCTGAGCCAACTTAATTAGATCGTCTTCGAACTGGCCGTAGTTATCTTTAAAATCAATGTACTCGCCGCGAGTAATTGCTGCGTACGCCTTATCTGGGTCGCTAACTTGCTCTAACCCATAATTGTCTTTGTCATATTTTGCCTGAACAGCGGCCCGATTTTTGTCGTACCGTTTTTTGTATTTGCTCTGCCTACTAGCATTTAGGTGGGCATGCCTACCAACGCGTCTCTGTTTTACATCTTGCGTACGGGTTCCGTCTTTGTGGTATCTCCACTCGTTGCCGCTTAGTAACTTCTCTTCTTCTTCCATACCGAACCTCTACCCGTTTACGTTCTTAGAGAAGTTCTTCATAAAGTCACCAAACTTCCCGTCACCAAATGCGTTTGTGCCCGACGCGTTGTTACCTGATGCAGCACTCATAGCCGACCCAGCAATTTCACCAATAGCGGCGGCTTTTGCTGCGCGGACATCTTGCTTCGCCTTCGCTCGCGTTAAAGCTTCAGACGTTGCTAAACGAGATGCTTGTGCCATGCCGGACTGGGCGTCGCCCGCTTGTTTTCGTGCAATACCAAGCACATTCGTTTTTGCTTGGTTTTGTATACCTAGGCCTTGCGCTGTGGCCTGACCCATCTGACCTAGATATGCCTTCGACATATCACTAGAGAGGTCATTCGCCTGAGTGCCTCGGTATGTTTGATTCTCTGTAAGGGCTTGCATTGTGTCTGCATTAGCGCGCCCACGAAGGATCTTCTGTGGGTCGTCGCTCTTCGACTGATCTCTCATCTTTTGAAGCAGAGGGTCATACTTCTTTTTGAAAGTCTTGTACTCAGCCATAGCCACTGCAGCAGAGGTTTTCTCTGCTTCGGTAGGCTTGTACTCTGATTTTTTAGGTTTGCTTCCCATTACAGTTCTCTCGTAAAAATTACTGCCTCTTTACGCCATCCATCACTTAGTAAATATCGTTCTACCTGTGAGACGGCAGTCCTCGTTTCAATCTTGTCGTACCCAGCTTCTGCTGCGTTTTTGGCAAAGAAGTCGTAGTACTTAACAGCGCAGTTCTGACCTCTTTGCTTAGCCCAGGCTATCCAGATGAGAAACGTAGACTTATCGTTAAACTCGTCTTTAAACCCTGAGCTGACTACAAAACCTTCAGGGGCTACCCATAGAAGAGCGTCACCATTTACACACTGTGCGTAGATATCTTCAGGTCTGTAAGTGAGCTGTGGTTGCTCTACTAGTACCTCTTCAATACCTTCTTTGACCCACGCCCATTCTTGGCGTATGTCTGCGAGCCTAGGCTCAGTAGGATGTTCTCCACCCTCGTTTAGCGTGTCTTGATCTGTGGCGTAATCCACCATAAGTAACCTTCCTAGCAACGGCTGTATCAGCCTGTTTAGCTCTCAGCTCGGCATTGCGAACACCTTCAGCAAATGCAGCTGCGTAAATCTGTGCACCAGATAGATCTGACCAGTCCTTATTAGGAATCCGTAGCAATCTAAAAAGCGCACCATTAACAATTGTGTCTCGGTAATCAGACATGATTGCGTCGTCGCAAGCAGTCGATGTGTGAGTAGGCTTAAGCTGTACTCTAAAGATCGTGCTCGATGCTTCAGTGACGTTTGGTACAGGTACTAACCAAACAGTGCTTGGGCTCTGCTTCACAAAGTATTTAGGTGTGGTGCGATTGTCTGCATCACGCCACTTCGGCACTCTCTGCTCGAGCAACGTAGTCGAAATTGGCTCTAAGTCTTTACCTTGATGGCTTGCCCACATGATCTTGTGGACTGAGGTCTGGCTGGGGGCATCGAGGTCATACTCGTAGATGCCGCCCACAGTGGTTACTGGATCTAGTTCAGCTTGGTATGCACCAGTCTTCTCGCAGAACTCAATAACCGCCGCACGAATGTTGTTCTCAACTAACGTGTCGGGACAGCCTGCCACCATTGGCAAGATCTCAGGTAACAACGATTCATATGAAGTCGTCATGTTTTACCCCATAGTTGGAACTTGTGGTCTTCGCTCTTGGTTAGGGTTAGTAATGGCATCAATCTGTGCCTTACCCGTTACCGAAGCCGTAAATATCTGGTAGTGAGACGATGCTCGTGTTGCGTTTCCAGCAAACTCCGCGTCTTTCATGTAAGCCATGTAAAGAACGTAGTTAAGAACAGCGTTAGCGAAGATGTCAGGTATAGAAAGGTTGTCCCCTTCGCTTACAGTTGCTGGGTTAGCCGAGAAAATAATCTCGAGATAAGCATCTCCCTGAACACCTGGATAAACATAAAAATTGCGGGGGTTAGACTCGTCATACAAGTAATGTTTAACGACGTTCGAGTGTGATGCATCACCACTTACATTCGGGTCGTGCCAGTCGGGTGTTTGTGCGTCGAGTACTTCACGGTCTACCAAACGAACAGAGCGTCTGCCATCACCACCAGAGGCAGCTGACATATTTCGAACTACTTTAAGCAGTCGGTTGCCGCCGGTTGGTATTGCTTGCTTAGTTCCAGCAACCAGTGTGACCGTCTCATTTGCCGCAGAGGCATCTGGTTTTAGCAGTGCAATCTCGCGCTGAGCGTCGTTAATCCACAAAACAAGTTCGGATGTAACAGGCCATCTAACGCCTGTCGTATCTTGGAGTACGGTTTGTACTCGATCTATTACGCTATCTACTGTCACTGCCATAATGTGTACCTATGAATTTAGTGCTATTTCCCACGCAGCTTCTCGTTCATCAGCGCGTACGGTGCGACCTAGCATTTTGTTTAAAACGGCAGCTTTCGGATTGCCGTCGCCTTTAAATGAATTAGGATCAGCCTCTTCAATTAGCTTCTGAAGAGCTTCCACTACTTCTGGGTCAACAGAACTTTCTTCTTCCTCAACAACCTCTTCAAAGACAGCCTCTTCGGGTAATTCGTGCTCAACATTATTTGGGTTGTAAACCTCTGCACCGGCTTGGATGGCTAGTGTGCCAAGGGCCTCACTAACCTCGATGGGTTCGCCCATCTTCATCCGAATACATGCACCCCAAGTTGTCGCTACATATAAGTCTGTCTTGCTAACAATCTTCATGATTAAAGTCCTATCTATTTAGTTTTTGTGCTGTACTTCTTACCTTCCCAAGTGAAGGTCTTGTAACCAGCTTTTTTCGCGTCTGCGAAAGCTGATCTGAAATTCTTTGCCGCTGAAGTTTTCTTTCCGTAGACGTTGTAAGTACCGGCTTTGGTCTTAACGCCGCCTGTAACCTTGCTAGAGGCTTGGGCACGTCGATTGGAATTCTTGTAAGTGGCTGTGCTTCCATCTGCTGAAGCTGTCTTTTTGAGGTTAGTAGCGCGTGGCGTAGTCGCTGCAGGCTTTTTAGCTGCTGCTGCTTTACGACTTGCTGCTGCTCTAGCTCGTGGGTTAGCGGGCTTCTTAGCCGCTTTAGCAGCTGCCTTTTTCCCGGCTGCTGTATAGGGATATCTCTTACCTCTAACGCGTGGCATAACTAATCTCCAAAAGTGAAAAAGCCCCCTCCGAAGAGGGGGCATGTATTACTTTCTCTTAGAACGCAGTGTCTAGAGCGATAACACCGAAGTCCTGAACGTCACCAGAAACATCTGTGTTGTACTTAGGCTTGCGTAGACCGAAGATCTTGCCTACAGAGATACCTGACTGGTTACCGTAGTCGAAGGTGTCTTCAACCATTTCAGGTAGACCGATGTCAGCCATAGCAAGAGCTTGAGCACCACAGAACAATGCACGTGCACCGTTTACATCTGCATCTGCACCCCACTTGTAGCCAGCTGCGCCGACGTTAGTAGAAGTACCAGCAGTAGCACCGGCAGTGTTAAATACGTGACGGAACTCGTGGATCATCACGCCATCAACCATAACGCTTGAAGTACCTGAGAACAGGCTGTTAGAAGCGCCGCGAACACCGGCGTTACGTACGTTAGCGATGAAGTCTGCATCAAGCTTAAGACCAGCCATTTGCTGTGGAGTAACAAACATGTGGAATACTTCTTGGCCTGCGCCAGCTCGGATGCCACGGATGTAGTTATCTTTAGCGTATGCTTTCAAGTTAACGATTGCTTTGTAGCTCAACTTGTCATCACCAGTAAGAGCTGCAGTGTCACCAGCAACAATGTCGCCATCAGAATTCACCATGCGGTGACGCGCACCAGTTGGAGGAGATACTGATGCAGCGAACTCAAGATCATCAAGAGCGTGGCCATCAGTTGGAGCTTCTGCGTAACGTAGAGCACCGTTGTTTTTGAAGTTGTAACCAACACCAGAAAGAGTCAAGAACGCTAACTGATCAATACGGTCAGCCATTGCATAAGCAAGAGCGTCGCGAGATTGCTCACGGAAGTTAACAACAGTCTTCTGGTCAGCCATACGGCCAGCAATTCTGTTAGCAAAGCGCAATTGATCCAGCTCAATGCTGATATCGTAGGCGCGCAATGCTTCTTCATTGCCTTCTAGAGTGAAGTCACCAGTGATACCGTCTCCAGTCATATCAGCTAGCAATGTGATGTTAGCTTTTGTGCCTTTTTGAGACTTAGTAAGTTCAGTTACACGCTGAACCATAGCGTTTGAGCCAGTGCCAGCGAACTGATTAATGAAAGATTGGTTACGTGCAACTTTCCAAAAGTCACGTGACCACGCTTGAAGTTGGTCGCCAGTAAGCGAACCGAAATTTGTTAAAGCCATGATTGGCCTCCTTAAATTGGAAAAAAGTTTTTGTGGCAAACGCCACTCTCTTAGCCGACTTAAAGGAGCGGCTAATCCGTATTCCCGTATCGTGGGACAACGAACTAGCGCTGATTAACGAGACGCGATCTCGACAGGTTTTACGCCTATGTAGGCGGGGGGTACGTTTTTTACGGCTACGGGCCGACCAGTTTTCGTACTGATAGACGAACTTACATTGAATATTAGTATACCTAATATTAAGATGCAACAATTAATTTAATGGATTCGATAAATAGTCCATCCCGTCCCATAAATCTTGTATCTCACGCTCTAGCTTATCGAGGTCGTACTTACCTAGATTTGCAGCAGCACGTTCTGCTTTATCAACCGTCGTCTGCATCTTAATGATCTGTTCCTTTAGCTCTTTAACCTCGTCTTTTATCTCTAGCAGTTTTGCCTGTTGATCAACGATGGTCTTGAGGTTTACACCCAACTCAGCGAGTTTTCCCTGGAGCTGGGGGACGTCATTATCCTTCAGCTGGGTGCTTATTAATGTTACCTGTTCCGTTAGCGGGGTAATGTTAGGAATCTTCCTACCTTCTACCAATTCTAACCGTGAATATAGGCTGCTAGCCGTCCATACAGTCCCGCCAATGCTTGTACCTATGGTCAACACTATGGCAATCCAAATGCCCTTAAACGACGTGTTTCCTATCTTTAGTTCAGTGTTTTCTAGGCCCATTAACAATCCTCTTCAGTCATAAAGCACTTATATCCTTGAGCCGTTGGGCCGGTGAGGTAGTACTCGGAATCTGACCCGACCGACAGGATGTCGGCTTCGGTTACATAAAGATCTAAACCAAAGTTCTGCCCATTCAGATACACCGCTGTCAGATTGCGCGTTGTGGGGTAACCCATCGCGATCCACTGAGAATTAGCGTTATAAAAGATGTTGGTTTGATCTGCGGTTGTATTGGCGTTCTCTACACCTTGATCTAAGAAAGCCACAGCCTCATCGTTACCCGCAACAGCAAGATAAGCACTGGCGTTATTAGCATGTGTCTCGATGTCATCCAGGCTCTGGTTATATGTATCAACCTCTTCCTGTGATATCTGCAAAGCTTCAGAGTTAGAGACAACATACTCCTGGACAGCTGCTTCGTCTGCGGGGGTGCTGGCTTCTTGGGCCATCTCCGAGACTTCTACAACCGTAATCATGTCTACTACCACCTCTGTAAAGGTGTCTACAGCTTGATCCATTAGATCAAGTTCTTGAGATGCAAGATTCTCTAACTCAACCTGAACCGAGCCGTATGGAAGGTAGTTGGACATGCCCATTAGAGCGCTGTTATATGCGTCTAACTGCTCTGTGCTTATATGAGCTGTACCAGACATAGTTCCGTCTGAAAGCCCTGTACCGGTGCTAGCGTAGGTCATAGCAGCACCCGTCATCATGATGCCTCGGTCAATCTGGTTGACTAGGGCATTTGAGGTGTTAATTAAATTATCAAGTTCATTGGAGTGAGCTACGGAACTTATCGCTAACGCGCTCACTATCATCATTGTCTTCTTCATTGGATTCGATACCTATACCAAGTGCTGCGTTAAACCAAAGCTGGGTGTCTGTGAGCTTCCTACCTATCTTTCCGTAGGCAGGGATAAACACTTCTGGACTATTCTTCATTAGAAGATAAGCCCTCTTCCCAACTACCAGTCTGCCCCCCTGTTGCAATGGACAGGGTGTTCCTGACATAAACATCGACTTCCATACGATCTCGTCCTCGCACATCCTCGCTACCGCTGCGACCTTCATACCTAGATCCGAAAGGAGCTTTGCATCTCTTCTCCTGTCGCAATTCGGGTCTACTTCATACTCTCCGCTCGATATACCCACACCTACAGTTTGGAGTGAGCCTCCTGAGCCCTTCAAACAGGTGTCCTGACCATTACTCATGTAGGTGGGACTAATAGCGCTACCAACTGGCATTTCACTAGATGACCCTGCACCGTTGTAGTGGTTCGTGGTGCTAGTGTCCGTCGTGGAGTTATTACTGCTCACGGTGCTTTGTACGTTGCTCGTGTTCAGTGAACCTTCTTGGCTGTTGTTGGTGTCATCTGCAAACACCGCTAGCCCGACTAGGGCGAGCACTATTAGTAATTTCCGCATTTATCGATACCGAGCTGTCTTTCTTGCAACCTTCTTAGGCTGCTTACTGAACTGCTTACCCGCTTTGGTGTCCTTACGTTTCTTACGGCTTGTGGCTGCGTATTCTTTCTTACTCAGCGACTCCCTAGCCTTCTTAGGTAAATACCGCTCTCCAGTCGCCTTTTTACCCTGAGTACTGTTCTTACCCGACTTAGTACCCCATTTCTCTTTAGTCCACTTAGTTAGGGACTTCTGAGCCTTAGTTTTTGCACCTGAGTAACCACCGCCAGCCTTTTTATAGCGCTGAGTGGCCAGTTGAGCCTTTCGAGCACTCCACTGGCCGGGTTTACCACCTTTTGAACCGGCTTTTACAGCAGCTACGATGCGTTTCCACTTCGCTTCATCTGTTCTAGCCATGTCATCACCACTTCACGCGATTTGCCCAATAGGCCGCGCTCATTTTGCCCTTAGAAATGTTCTTAGCGTGACGCGCTTTGAAGCTAGCTCGCTTCTTACGCATCTTGTCGCCCTCACCTTTCTTAGGTTTGCCCGCCGTCTTAGCTCCTTGTTCACCAAATCTGATCGTCTTGATCTTATCTCCCTCTTTTGCCACCACAATGTGCGACTTTTTAGGGTGAGATGGCGTCCTTTTTGGTTTGTTAAAGCCCGAAACTCCTGCTCGGGCTAACCGTGGGTCTTTCTTAGCTGGCATAAGTCACCTCTTAGAGGATATCTCCTCGTAATCTTCTTAAAGTTGCTTCTGGAAGAGCGTCAAACTCCTCTTCACTCATGTTTGATAGGTCTAAACCCTTGTCACCTCGGGTAGCTACACCCTCACCCTGTAATTCAGGTGGTTGGGCATCGGCCGCTTTGAGTTTTTTCGCCACTTCTTTGCGTTTTTTCGACACTTCATCGACGTTTTGCTTCGGTGCAGCTGCTGCAGCTAGAGATGGAGCTTCTGGTTCAGCCATATCGACCAAATCGTTCTCGCGAATTACAAATTTTGCGGCTTTAGAGAGTGCAGCAACGGCGTTTTCACCCTTAATAATGAAGGCGTCGCGTAATTCGATGACTTCTTGGGTTAGTGCTTCGTTGTACTGGTCACTTTTTGCATCAAAAATAGGGAATTCAGCTTCAAGAGTCGTCGCGGCCTGCTGCAAAGCAGTCGCTTGCTGGTTCTGAGACACTGCGTCGGTCATTTTTTGACCCATTTCAAACTCAATTTGTGCTCTTTCGGCCTTTCTGATGTCAGTTCTGATCGCTGCAGCCTTCTCAGCCTCGCCATCTAGCAATGCGTTCTGATATTCGACCTCTTTCTCGGCGAAGTTGTACTCCTCGGGAGCTTCGGCGGTAGGCGCTTGGGAGGCTTTCATGTCATCGAGCTGTTTTTGAAGCGCTTTTTGCTTGGTTAGAACCTCATCGAGTCGAGATTTCGGAACCATTGGACGTTTTTGCGGTTCTGGAGCAACTTCTGGCTTTTCTTCTACGACTTCAGCCACTTCTCCTTCGTCTTCAGAAACAGTTTCTTCGACTTCGGGCTCTTCGGTCTCTTCTTCGGCCACAGTTTCTTCGGATTCTTCGGCAACAACCTCTTCAGTTTCTTCTTCAGCAACTTCTTCTTCCTTAACTTCTTCAGGTTCGGGTTCTGGGAAACTTAAATCGAGAGCTGGCTCATCATCTTCGATGACTTCTGCTCCTGGCATCACATCAAACTCTAGTTTCTCTTCTGTTTTTGCTTCATCACTCATATCAAACTCCTATTGGGGGGCTTTTTTTGCTGCGGTCTGCATCGCAGTTGCGGCGATACGTGTGGCAGCGTTGGTTTCGGCCTGACTCGAACGAGTCCGGTTAGTTAAATCTGCAAGCTCTCTACGCAGCTGTAGCTCTTGCTCTTTCATAGCTAGCTTCGCGTTGAGCTCGTTGTTTCTTAGCTGTGGCTGTACTTCGCTGGTGTCCTGAGTCTTCGCGATGTTTACAGCAGCTTCTGACTGCAGCTTCTTCACTTCTGCTTCTAGCTTCGCCAGAGTCAGTTGTTCTGCCTGCATAGCCATCTGAGCTTTCACTTGGTTCATTTCTTGTTGCTCTGGAGACTGCTCAACACCTGTCATCATGCGGATGCGCTTAGCAAGCTCACCTTTCTTAGATAGGTGGCTGTACTCGATGATTGCGTCATCAGGAATTGCAACGCCTGCCTGACGTAAGCCAATAGCTTCAGCAAACTGAACTTCGTCGAAGCTGTCTCTTGCAGGTGCAGTAGCAATAATTACGTCGTACTCACCAAGAGTAAGGTCGTTGATAACTGTGCCTTCTGAAGTCATCTGATTTACCACAACTTCTTCACGAGGCTTCAGTGGATCTGACTCATCAGTAACCTGAATCAAACGCTCTTCTGAGTAGAAAGTCTGGATAAGGTTCAGCACCTTCTCTGCCAGGTACTGACGCGACTTCTTCAAGTTATCTAGTGGTACTTGAATCATGACTGCACCACGGTTCTGCTTAGCTTGGATAGCTACACCAGAAACCTCTGGGCTGTCTGAACCCAACATGCTGTCGTTGATACCTGAGATAGCTTTGATATTCATCGCAGCTTTCTGTGCGATGCGATCTAGGCCAGTCGGGATGGTATTCGGTTGGATCTTTTGCGGTGGGGTTGTACCCCTCGCGTACTCAAGCACAAGACCAGTTTCAGCACCGTGCTCCTCGAGGTCGTCAGCTGACATACCTACTAATGAGCCTGACTCAACCATCCACCCACTATTAGCTGTAGTATTAACTATATGTAGCTCTTGAGAAGCAATTTTGTTCAACTGCTCCTGCGGAGATAGAAGGTTGCGAACAATACCGAATGGTCTGCCTCTGCGGAAATAAGCGAAGAAAGGCACGACGGTGAAGTCGTTGTATGGAGACCAGTCATCGTGCAGCACAACTTTGTCGCACGTAACACACCAGCGGACTTTACGCTTCATCTTGCTAACAACGGTCAAGCCGTACTCTTTAGCAAACTTCTTAACTTTTCTGTCGTTCCATGCATCAGGTGCTTCACGAGAGTCACCTGTATCTGGGTCTACGAAGCAGTTAACACGAGACATGATTTTATACTGACGCTCAATGACTCGTAATGAACGGACGTTGCCGTACTCTTCTTCATCCGGCGATTGCATGCTGCCAAACAAATCGTCTGACGGATCAAGGTCACCGAATCGTTGTTCTTCGAACTCAACCGAGTCCCGTCCAAAGTGGTTACCATTCTCTGCTATGAATCGTAGTTCTTCGGCTTTCTTCTCGCCGTAAGTCTCTTCGATCTCATCGAGGGTCATCCATTTGGTTTCGAACACTTCGTTCCAGGACTTAGGGTCTGCATCTTTTGCATCTGGGTCTATAAGAATGTCCAGTGGATCTTTAGCCGTGATCCGTACTTCACCTTCAACGTGATCGGTGAAATCCATACGAACATCGAAGTACCCTCTTCCGTCCATAATCAGACCGTCTGAAAATACTTGCTGCTCAACCCAATCGAGTTTGTTGCTATCAGCAATCTGCATAAATACTTTAGTCAGTACGTCTGCAATCTCCTGATCACCCCCACGACGGGGTTTAAATTTAATATCGGCTCTGCGGCTAGACTGCTCACCGAGGATGGTATTAATAGTAGGAAGAACAGTATTAATAGTGAGGGCGGGACGACCTTCTGCTTCTAGGGCATCGATGTCCTCTTGATGCCACTGCTCACCTCTATAGTAGTCATCACACTTCTTGGCCATGTAGATATATTCTTCGTGACCGTGGTCGCGGGCACGTGTGTATCTATCCCATTGGTATGACGCTTTAGCTTGCTCTTCTTCTGGCGTTAGCTTTACTTTCGTTTGCTTCTTCATAGTTATGCGCTCATAGCTGATTTACTCCTTGGCGTTTTACCAAGGAAGGGCAGACGATCCCGCCACGACGGTTCGTGAACCACGGGCGCTTGATATGTAGCAAATTCGGTCATCATCAGACCTAACCAAGCCAACGTGTCTACCTGATCATCATGTACGCCATTCGGAAAGCGCAGTAACTCCGCTACCAAAGGGCCCGTAAACTGTTCGTCCTTGGGCAAGAAAACCATGCCCTGTTGCATCCGACCTTGGATAGCTCTCGCACGAGCTTCTTTGTCTCTGCGACCTGTCTTGAGATCCTTGAAATATGCTTCATATAGCCCTCGTTCACGGACACGTTTCTCCAAGAACGGGCCAAGAGCCATTTCGATATGACCTTTTTCAATACCTATGATCGAGGGTCGCCACTCTTCATATAGGTCGAGGATTCGTTCAACAATTTCAAAGCCGTCGAACTTGCCCCTAATAACATCGACAACGAACAACTCATCATATTCGTTGACGCCGACCACCATTCCTACGGTGTAGTCATTCCTATCCTTCTTACCAATTGCTAAATCCCAGGCTGCATAAAATCGCATTTGGGATAGATCAACCTCATCACGCTCGTAGTACTGAATCATGTCGCGTGTGAAGTAGTCACCGTCATCGGCAACTGGATTCTGCTGGTAAAGAGCTGACCAATCTCGAGGGCCAACTGCTTTCTCAATTCTGCTCAGTGCTTCTTCGTCATACCGCTCTCGGTGCAACGCTTCACCGGCCTTTCTGAAAGGTTCGTCGATCTCTGCCCGTGCTGGGTAGTTCACGACCTCCCACTGTTCACCGTTGTCCGTGGCCGCTTTCAATAGCCGTCCCGCTAGGTCGTCGTCATGCCACCTCGTAAGAATGACAAGTACACCGCCACCTGGGGCAAGACGGGTATATGCCGTTGACGTATACCAATCCCAAGATGAATCCCTAGCATTCTGTGACTCTGCTTCGTCACGGTTCTTTACGGGATCATCAATAACAAGGATATGAGCGCCTTTACCAGTGATACCACCACCAACACCAGCAGCAACAAAACCGCCACCGTCAGTGGTAAGCCATGCTTCTGCGGATTGTGAGGTTGCGTCCAACCGCGTTTTGAAAGCTGATTTATAAGTTGGCTCACGAAGGAGTTGGCGCACTTTTCGGCTGAACCCCATAGCGAGCGAGCCTGAGTACGAACAGCTAATAAACTCGTGGTTAGGGTGGCGACCAAGATGCCAAGCTGGGAAAGCAACTGAAGCAAGCGTACTTTTACCGTGTCTAGGCGGCATAAAGAGCATAAGCCTTGGAGACTTTTTCTCAGAGACGTCTTTAGAGAATTGTTCAAGTCGTTGACAGATGTCTTTATGAACCCAACCAGCTTGGTAGTCAGGGTTAAATCTTTCGACGAATGGGAGTAGTCGTTTCCTTGTAAGGAATCGGAGTGCGAGTTCTGCTTTTGCTTTTTGCTCAAGAGATAGCTCCTCTGTTTCAGACTCGGTTGCCACTTCTGTTGTTGGTTCGGGGAGAGCATCAACGTCGTCCGCTTTACAATAAACACACAGCCCACTCCCCTCTGAATACAAAGTCACCGGCAGTGACTTTTTGCACCGTATACAGGTTTGCTTTTCGATCTCTTCACTCAAGATCCATCGGGCTCCAAGTAATCAGTTTGTTTCCCAGCAATCTCGAGAAGCTGCTCGTCAGTCAGTCGCTCAAGTTGCTTGGATGTAGCATTCATATTGAGATTTACCTGTACTGCTGTGTCTGGTTGTCCCAAACCGTGCAGTTTCACAAGTGAATCCACAGTATTCTTCATCTCAGTTGCAGTTGCTGAAGCGTTATAAGCGTCCATGTACATTACATGCGCTTGTGTTGCTTCAAACTTCACCTCTTCGCGCATTTGCTCGCGGTAGTACTGCAACGCCTGCTGCACAGCTGGCTTCTTCGAAGCTTCATGCGCCGCCGGGTAGCTGGAATAGCCTGCGCCCCGACCCGCTGCAGCAATTGTCATACCGCTAGCGATCAGGGTAACGAGCTTCTCCTGTTGGACAGTTAGGTCATTTAAGTTCAACCCCATATATGGCATGTGGGATTGGAACTCTGTATGTGAGCTAACTACCTCAGTGGACGAGTCGGAGTTTTGGTCGTCCTGTTTGTCTGGTAACGTCATGCTCAGTTTCACCGTCTAAGTAAATAAAGAAGGGAGCTCGATCACCCAAACTTTCTATATCCAGGCTCTCGAGGAAGAATGGCAAACAGTTCTCCCCGTAACCCGCATACATCAGTAGTTCATTACACTTGTCGGCGTCGTAGACGAGTACTTCTCCGGCTTGGCTTCTAAAACCTGTACCGACAATTGCGTCGTCTAGACCCTCTATACAAACCATTTCTATATCCATGTTGCTATATTAGCCTCACTAATAATTAAGAGCAAGAAAAATCGTTAATTGTTCGCACCCACCAGAAGAACATATCGCCCGAAAGGGTATGCCGCATGATGTTCACGCGGTAACAAACTAGTTGAATATTATCTGGGGAATAACTGCGGTCGTTACTTATACGGTCGATGGAAGCGTTAAAGTCTTTGTGTCCACTACCATCTTTATGGTGCGTAAGGATGACGCCACTTATAGCGCAGCGCCCTTCTTGTTGCTCCCACAAGTCATATAAATCCTCGGGTTTGAGACGCCACTCGACGTGGTCGGCGCGCCTTCCAGAATTGACAGCATATTTTGCTTTAGCGCAGAGATCTCGGAGATAAGCCTTATGGCTACCACTAACGCTTTTATTATGTTTGCGCGTCTTACATGCGGTGCATGTACGTTTCGTTGTTCCTGGAAACTCTTTTTCCGGCTTTTCCTTACCGCATGAAAAACACTTACGTGTGTCATTCATCTATGGATTATATTAGCTGGGATATTTTTTGCAAAATTTTTTTCAATTTCGTTTTTTATGTCTGAAATGCTCACGCACTCCTTTGTAGTGTTGTGGGCTCGCTACCCCGTTCCCCCGATTCCGGATTTGGAACCTTGTTTGACGATCCGTTGTTGGAACCTTGTCGGTCAGTAACCCCTTTCGTTTGACCTAGGTTAACTGTCCGATTTCATCGGCCAGGTGGTGTGTGAGTTGATCTTTAATCACGCACTGTTGGAGGTGTCACATGATCTTTGATGTATTGGTAACTTTATTATTGATGTTGTCCGTTGCTCTTGTTGGTGGTTCGTTGTTCTTTGCTCTACTAATAGCATGGGAATGTTTTAGGGACAGCGAGTTGTGTCCAACGGCCTTCGCCCGTCGTCCACGGTCAATGGCTACACGGATGACTGACCATGAACTGGCTATGAAATGGCAACGATATGAATGGGAAAGACGTAAACGATTACGCATGAACCAAGAACAATCAGCCAGCCAGCATTAGCATCTGCCCGTCATAAGGGGGTGAGACAGCATGAGACAGGTGAGACAGCAACGGCTTGTTTGGTGTCTCACCAATAAATGCTTATGTATCAATGACTTACTATATGGGTGAGACAGTGAGACGGATGAGACGGCATTTTCCTACTTACATTGTATTTACGTTTTACATAATTGGTTTTCTATACAGCAAATCAATTAAATTAGGTGTCTCACCTGTCTCACCAATACTCTAGCCCTTATAGCTACTAGGTTTTTGTACTTTCGTTTGGTGTCTCACTGGTGTCTCACTGGTGTCTCACCTGTCTCACCATTGATCATTTTTTGTACAGCTTGACCACGGACAACGGATCACGGCTCATGAGCATCTGTTCTCTGTCCGTTATCTACTGCCCGATATTCATCGGTCAGGTGTTTATTTTTGTAAGTTCTGAATATCTCAGGACTACTATCGGAGGAAAACGATATGGCTATTTTAGCTAAAGCCAAAGGGTTACTTGGCTCTAAACCTGTAACCACTACCAAGTCTGCGATTGCTGACTATATTGACTTCGCAAAGAGTAATCCACGAGCTGCCGTTGGTGATGTTGCATTGGCAGGCTTAGCTATGTGTGGTGTCTCTGCTACTAACTCACTTAATGAAATTGAAGATGCGGCTGAATTATCTGCTGCGGTTGATCTTCATGAATTCTTCGGGAGCTAATCATGAACGAGCTTAATTTAGAAACGCTTAATTGGTCTTTGCTTGATGACTTTGATCGCGAGATGCGCCAATGGTCGGATGATGAACCACATGATATCGGTGCGCGATATGGTGAAGCTTGGGACGCAGATATTAGTCCCGCTAATTTTAACTACGAAACTAATGGAGAAGTGTAATGAATACACTAATTGATGTTGTATTAACCGATATGGCTACTAAGTCTAACTACGATGCACCAGTTGCACGTTACATTCAGGCTCTTAATGATCCTGATCCGCAACTACGTATCGCTGATGCTTATGTAGATTTCTTAACTGAACGTGGAGAGGCTGTTGAGTCTGAAAAGATGAATGGCGTTCGCGGTAAAGATCCCATCGTTGCTCCTGAATATATGATGTCTTTTATACAGCATGTTCAGAACAACCTAATGTGGAAAGCCCGCAGACTTCGTAACTCTATTGCCAATCAGGCTGAGTTCGATGGTCGCACTTCAGGTGGCACTGGTCAGGACTACGCAAATGATCTATGCGAAGAGTTCGGTATTGAGCCTGTTGACTTTGATGGTCTTGTACAAATTGTCCGCGATGACTTTGAACGCCTCAACTTTGTACATTCCGAGATCACCAAGGATTGCAACTCGTATCTTGATGAGATTGCGCCACTCGGTTACTTCGTAGAGAACGCACCTGATGACGATGGTGTGTGGCACGAGGTAGCACGGCTAGAAGATGTTGACTCTGGTCTTGCTCATCTTGAGGAAGTAGCAATCAAGCTTCGCGAGAACCAGTCAGCGGAGCGTCGTTCTAGATTCCGTAGAGCGGCATAGCCCCTAGTACCTCTGCCACCTTCGGGTGGTGGAGGTTTTTTTATACCTCGCTCGCCCACAACACCTATGCAGTGTGCCGTCACTATCATCATCTGGGATGCGACAGCATCACTATCATCGCGAGCAAAGCGAGCGGGATTCAGTGTGCTAACCACGAACAACGGACAACGATCCGTGGAGGACTGTCAATGAACAAAGATTCTTATAAGAAAGCCTTAGACGCTATCGATTACCTCATGAACTTCTGTGAAGAAGCCGATGTGCGTGGCTATGACCCTTATCACCTTGATGATCTATTCCAAGAAATCTCAACTATGGAGAAACCCAATGGATAAAGAAAAATTCATTCGTTATGCAAAGTTAACTGCCTATCAAACTGGATGCGTCGTCTTCGGCGTCCTGGTAACGACTGTGTCTTGGCTTCAACTAGGTTTAGAAGCTGCTGAGATGTGGTTCGAATCAAAACTTAAATACATAAAGGAGCCTTCGTAATGTTTATTACTGGAATCATTGCCGCTATTGGCATCATCTTTTTATTGCTCAAGTTCGGTATTCACCGCGTGTGCAAAGCTGACATCTTTGTAGATATCGGTGCTACGTTCTTCTTGATCTGGATATTCGCTGGCACATTCGCAGGCATGATGAGTGGCCTCATTGCTGGCGCAATCATCTCAATCTTCTTGTACGTCGCTAAACGTGTCGTACCAAAGCCACCACCAAAGCCCGAGAAGCCAAAGCGCAACTTCCGCTTCTGGCAGCGTAAGGGTGCTACGGAGTAAGTATGAGTAAAGTCATTATGGGTGAGTTCCCCTTTAATGAACTAGTCAAGCATACGGGAGACAAGTACGACTTTCCGGATGAGATGGCTGCTGCAGGTTTCGAGCAGACTCAAATGTGGTCTGTTGCAGAACATATTGAAGAAGACGGTGCAGAGCACCTTGTTTACGGGCCCTCGAACCACTTCGTCAACGTCATCTATTACGTAGCTACAGCTGAGCACCACGATGACAACACGTACTACTCAGAGTGCGTGAAGACAGCTCAACAAGCTGCGTGTGAAAACAACTACTTCTGTGAAACTTGCGAGGACTAAATGCTTCCAGAAAGCAACCCTGTTGTGCCCGCAGAACTGCAACCGATTGACGTAGCAATACGCGAAGAGCGCGCACGTCTGTGGAAACTTGAAGATGAGACTGGTGAAGAACCAAGTGCTCATTACCTAGAGTATCTGTGCCGAGCCAAACAGCGAGGCGTGGAACATATTGTCATTAACTTTTGAGGACTTGATATGGAAATTGATGGAAAAGAACAGATCACTGTTCGAGTAGAAGATGTGCTCGAGCTAAGAGAGTGCTTGGAACTAGGCATGCTGATGTCTAATGCGTTCGAAGAAGCAGATGTCCTAGCAGCGGCCGACGACTACGTCGATTTACGATTCGAAGCTGATGTGTTCAACGAAATCATGCTGCGTATCAACTTCCCTCGAATTGAAAACAAAACGGAGCATTAAATGCAAAAGTTTGAAAGAAAAGACGACGACCGTACTTACGGCCAGCGCATTCGGTTCCAAATTGAGTTCATGCACACGATGCTCGCATCTGGTCGTGAAATTGAAGCTCTAGAAGCCATCAACAAGGCTCTTGACCTTTGTGATGAAGTACACACCTTTGAATTGGAGAAAAAAGATGGATGATTTCAGTCATAAAGCTGCCTTTGAAAAAGCCTTTGATGGTTTATCCCCTGATCTAAAAAACAGTATGGTCGAGTACTACTGCGACTTTACTGAAAAGCTTATTGCTAGCTCCTTTCCTGATGGGTTACCTACAGGTACAATTATTAGCCCAGCTAATGAAGGTGAAGGAGATGTATAGCTACAACGGCCCGCAAGACAACGAGGTAGCTGCTCACATCCTCAACACCGCCATGTGGATTATGAATCAAACCAGTTGGGGCGAACTCTCACACACATACTTCAACAGTGAGGAATACAAACACCCACTTAGCCAGCTGCAGTTCGACGACTTATGCATGCGTATCTGCACCTGTCTCGACCCTGAACTATTAAGCATGGACGGTGAGTGTACTGAAGAAGAGCGAGAGTATCGCTACAACGCGCTCATAACAGCTGGTGAAAGACTCAACCAATACGCCGAGGAAATCGGCTTAACCCAACGTGAAATAGACGAGGATTTCTAATGAAAACTGTAGAACTCAATGCCTTTATTCAATATACGGTCACCATAAACGTGCCTGATGACACGGACAACGGACAACTGTTGACGGACATCAACGACGGTACGTTGCAGCTTGGTGACTCCATCATTGAATCCACTTGCATCTATGAAGACCTGACCTACACAGCCTGTGAAGACGTCGAGTTTGATTCTGATGCTGAGGATGTTTCATCAATCTTGGAGGCTTAACCATGTCCCATGAACCATGTCGCATAAGCGACGACCCCAGTTACGACTATTCCGACTACGTCGAGGGCAAAGGCTACTACGCGCCCTACGATGAAGGCGACCCAGATGCTGCTTACGACGAGCAGCGTGAACAAAACCCAAGTAAGCCAAAGACTGGCTCACTTGATCCCTTTCTAAAATCTCATGACGGAGACACCCATGCGAACGATTCGACCCTCTGCTCTAATCAAAGAGCTAAAAGCTAACGGTATTGCTCAAGTACCAACAATGATTTGGGGCGGCCCCGGTGAAGGTAAGTCACAGATTGCTTACTTCACCGCTAAGCTGCTCAACGCCAAAGTCTTTGAACTACGTGCCAACCTATTCGACCCTGTAGATGTTCGTGGCGGTTTGAAAGTTGTTGAAATGGCTGATGGCCGTTACATAACACGTTACGGTGTTCCAGAAGATTATCCTGATACCAACTACCAAGGCACGGTAGTGCTGCTTATTGATGAGTTGCCTAACGCGCCAAAAGCAACACAGAACGCCCTGCTACAACTCATACTTGATCGCAAGATCGGTACGTATGAGCTTCCACCTAACACGATCATTATGGCTTGCGGTAACCGTGCACAAGATCGTGCTGCAGTACATGAGATGCCTACTCCAGTTAAGAACCGCTTCGCTCATTACACCCTTGAAGCGCACATCGATGACTGGGTTGCATGGGCTCTCGACAACGACGTAGATGAATCCATCGTTAGTTTCTTGCGCTATAGACCTACGCTGCTGAGCTCTGTTGATTCCACGCAGAATGCATTCCCTACTCCACGTGCTTGGGAAATGCTGAACAAAAAGCTGCCATTTATGGAAGATGAGTTCTACGGTTGTGCATCAATCATCGGTGATGGCCCTGCTGGCGAGTACATTGCGTTCAAGCAGATCTACAACGAAGTGCCTGACATCGATCAACTGCTCAAGAACCCAAGTACCACAAAAGTACCAACAGGCACATCAGTCCTGTTTGCTATTGCTGGTGCACTTACCTCTCGCGTGGATGCACAGAACTTCGACTCAGTAATGAAGTACACAAACCGCATGCCTCCCGAGTACCAGGTAATCGTTGTACGCGATTGTCTTGCCAAGGAACGCTCACTTGTAACTCACACCTCGTTCACCAAGTGGACTGAGAAAAATGCAGAAGTATTAATCTAGGAGACTAACTATGGCTTCAGTAAGAATGACCCATGAGCTGCGCGACCAAATTTTCCGCTCAGCAGAAAACGCCTATGAAACGGCTAACCCTGAACCCAAACCAAATAACGAGCTCATCGAGCTGACTAAAAAAGTTGTTTACAACTCACCCAAGCAAACCTTTCTTCGTGACATGAAAGCAAAAGCCGAAGCGTTGGGTATCCCCGGTATGGAAGATGGCAGTACTTATATGCCTGTTGAGAAAAACGACATTGCAGAAGTTGAGGTTAAGCAACGCAACAACAACCCAACAACACGCAATACCTGGGAAGGCTTCGCGCTGCGTTTTTCTACACCTATTACCATGCTCAAAGCGCCAAACGACAGAAGCTGGTATTCACCCAACATTCATGTCACTGACGCTGCTCCAGAAGATCTCGCAGAATTTGCTGAGAAAGCTGGTGACTTGTGCCAGACGCGCAATGAGTACTGGGATGCCAAGCGCACTTATGAGCAGAGCATCAGAGAGTTGCTTAATAAATGTAACACGCTAAAGCAACTGCTCGAGGTATGGCCCGCTGCCGAGTCTCTTGTGCCTGCTGAAAAGCTACAACAGATGCACGTCAAAGTTACACGTGCTGAACGCGCTCAAACAATCAAAGAGCAAGTCAGCTTTGATCCAACCGTCGCCAACCAAACTGTTCTAACCGCCAAACTCATGGGAGGCTAATATGTCTGCTGAAAGCGACATGCTCAAAGCCCGGGCGCAGCTGCTAATGGATCAACCGTTCTTCGGTACATTAGCTATGCGCCTCAAAATGATCCTGACTGAAGACACTAAGACTGCTGCTACGGATGGTAAGCGACTTATATACAACCCAGAGTATATAAAGAAGCTTTCCTCTCTAACTCGCAAAGGTCTTATTGCTCACGAAGTCATGCATTGTGTGTTCAACCACATGACCCGGCGCGGAGCACGTGACCCGAAGCGCTGGAACATTGCATGCGACTTTGCAATCAACCTACATCTTATCGACTGCGGCTTCGTGCTACCTGAAGGTGCACTGGTCGATGAGAAGTATCGTGACATGAATGCTGAAGCAATCTACAACGCGCTTGATGACGACAACATGCCAAAACAATGTGCATGGGGCATGGTCATGGACGCTGGTGCTGGTCAGGTACAAAGCGGCAGTAATGCAGCTATGGAATCTGAATGGCAAGTTGCTGTTACCCAAGCAGCTGAAGTTGCAAAGCAAGCAGGCAAGATGCCGGGTGAGTTGCAAAACTTCATCCAAGACATCGTCAAACCACTTGTTGATTGGCGCTCTGTTTTATGGCCCTTTGTTGCGTCTTTCTCTAATGATGACTACAGCTGGCGTAAACCAAACCGTGCGTACATATCGGAAGACGAGTACCTACCTTCTATGTTCAGCGAGTCAGCCGGTAAGTTGGCAGTGCTTCTTGATTCTTCTGGTTCTTGTTCAGAGTACTGGACTCAGTTTATGGGAGAGATGGCTGCTATTCACAGTGACCTCAGACCAGACAGCATAATTATTGTGCACTGTGACGCCGACGTGCAACACACCGAAGAGATCACCGAGTTCGATTCATTCCCAACTGAAAACAATATTCACGGTGGTGGTGGCACTCGATTCGCACCAGCCTTTGACTACCTCAATGAACATCATCCTGATGTAGAAGCAGCAGTCTATTTGACTGACCTTGAGTGTTACGAGTCAGACTTTGGTGACGAACCACCATATCCAGTTCTTTGGATAAACACAGAACGCACCGAAGCTCCCTGGGGACAGACCGTGCATATTCCTTTGGAGGCCGCGTGAAAACACGTATCCACGTAAATCAGCATAATATTCGAGCCAATTGTAAAGGTGGCAACGAACCAGTAATCACGATTAAAGATTACAAACAGAACAGGAAGTCCAACGAAGCAATAATCGTTGATGAAGAAGGAATGCCCGTTGCTAAGGTTGTTTACTCACCTGACAAACCACTCTCATGTGGTGCAAAAGTCTGGATTGAAACTGACCTTCACGTTATTACTTGAGGTATTATATTAGTGCTGATATTATTCTAAATCCATTTACTAGGAGAGTAAAATAATATGAGAAAGAAAGTCTCTAGCATCGATGATGCAACCCCATCCGATTGGGATGCCACGTCCAAGAAAGCAGCTTCGTATACAGATCCTTACGACATGCCACCCTCTAAAGACTCAGTAAATCATCCGCCCCATTACAACTACGGGAAGATTGAGTGTATTGATTATTTAGAAGACAACCTGAAAGAAGGTTTCCCTGCTTATCTTGATGGCAACGTCAAAAAATATCTTCACCGATGGAAGTATAAAAAGAGTCCAGTCGAAGACTTACGTAAAGCACGTTGGTACTTAGACAAATTGATTGCCCATTTAGTCAAATGACTGCCCCTACCCTTTTTACTGATATCGCAGCAGCTATAGAAGAAGGCGATTTCATTCAGAACACTCTGAATAAAGTCGCTTATCTGGTGTGCGACGACAACAACGATCTTCATGTCATTACCGAAGATCAATACGCAAGACCAAAGTGGGAGACAACTAAAGTCTTAGAAATATTCCAGCCTTACTAGGAGAGTACGATGGAAACAAAAGAGTATTTTGAAGAGCTTATTGGCTTAGAAAACGACGGTATTCATCCCGAGTTTCATTCATACACTGCAGCCTGGATCAGGGCCCGCAACCCATTCCTTTACAGCGAACTCATCGCTGGTTACAAAAGAATTGAAGGTGAAATCTACGCTCAGCATCAGTGCAACGGAGCTGAGGAGATACCCTTTTAATGGATATAGTAACGCTAGATTTCGAAACGTACTTCGATGTGAAATTTAGCCTAACCAAACTCACGACAATGGAATACGTCAGTGATGAGCGCTTCAAAGTATGGGGCGTAGGCATCAAGATAAATCATGAAGATACTGAGTGGTTCGGCGAAGACGAAACCGAAGACGCCATTCGTTCAATTGACTGGAGCAACGCTACTGTTGTATGTCACAACACGTTGTTCGATGGTTACATACTGACGCAATACTACGGTGTAAAGCCTGCTTATTATGTAGACACTGCAGCAATGAGTCGCGGCATCTACCCTGGGCAGAGCAGCCGCCTTAAAGATTGTGCTGCACGAGCTTTCCCCAACGATGAATCAATGCGGAAAGGTGAAGAGCTAGCCAATGCAAAAGGCGTATGGGATTTAGATCCTGAGCTTGAAGAGCAAATCGCTGGCTATTGTATTCAGGACGTTGACCTGACATACGCTATTTATCATCGATGGAATTCAATGCCACAAGATGAGCTAGACCTCATCGATCTAACCTGTCGCATGTTCTGTGAACCAAAGCTAAAGATTGACCGGGAACGACTGGCCACGTACCACGAACAAGAGTTCAGGAACGCTGAAGCTACAATCGCTGGCAGTGGCATTGATCGAAAGATTCTTAGTTCAAACCAACAGTTTGCTGCTTACATAGAAGATGAGCTGCAGTTAGCTGTACCTACCAAAGTAAGTCCAAACACTGGTAAAGACATCCCTGCTCTGGGTAAGAACGACAAAGCGTTCAAACAGATGCAAAACATGTATCCAGAATACCAACATATTTGGGACGCCCGAACAGCAGTCAAGAGTCGTTTAACAGAGACCAGGGCCAAACGCTTCTTATCTGCTGCTTGGAAAGATGACTGGTTGCCCGTCCCTCTACGTTATTACGCTGCACATACTGGGCGTTTTGGTGGCACTGACAAACTTAATATGCAAAACCTCCCTCGAGGTGGTGAGCTTCGCAAGTGTATTGTTGCACCTGATGATCAGCTGCTGTTCGTTGCTGACTTATCTAATATTGAAGCTCGCATGCTTGCGTGGCTAGCTGGTGAAACAGACCTACTGCAGCAGTTCCGTGACGGTGCTGACATCTATAGTTCATTCGCTAGCACAGTGTACGGACGACCCATCAACAAAAACGACGATCCGGTTGAACGGTTCGTTGGTAAGACTGCGATCCTTGGTCTTGGTTATGGAATGGGTGCTCAGAAATTTAAAGACACGCTAGCCGCCGGGGCAATGGGCCCGCCTGTTCACTTCACACTTTCTGAAGCGCAGAACGTAGTAACGACGTACAGAAATACGTACCGAGGTATCCCTACTTTGTGGCGCAAGCTTGAAGATCTACTCAAGCAAACCATGCATCACGATAACTACGGCAACAAGTATGGGCCCCTGCTAGTCGGCGAACGCAAACTTGTGCTGCCAAATGGTATGGCGCTGCGATATCACAATCTTCGATACAGCAGTGGCGGGCTCATCTATGAGTCTCGCGGTAAGACCGAATACACATACGGCGGGCGAATTACAGAAAACGTAATCCAAGCTTTAGCGCGCATTGTCATCACCGACAGCATGCTACGCCTCAGTAAAGAGAACGATGTTGCATTAACTGTGCATGATGAGATAATTATTACTGGAACTAATATTAGTCCTAGTGATACAATGGAAAAGATTATCACTGATATGTGTATCCCGCCTCTTTGGGCAGCTGAATTACCACTGGACGCCGAGGGAGGATATGCAAAAGAGTACAGTAAATAATATGTCGAGACTGGTACTAACAAGAAAAGTAAACGAATCCGTTATCGTGCAAAAAGATGATGAAGTTTTACTCGCCGTCAAAGTCTCGAAAGTTGACCGTAACCAAGTACGCCTCGCGTTCGATGCCGATAAAGATATAAAAATCGACCGCTTAGAGGTGCTAGAGAAAGCCGACAAATAGCTAATAACTACGAAGCTTTTGAACGGCTCAGGAGGAGCTATTATCAATGCGCGTTACTTTCCTTGAGGCCACAAATGGTCTGCGTCTAAGTAAGCATCATTGTAAGACTAATGGGTTTACACCCTATCCCCACGTAAAATCAGTTACCTCACACAAGCATATCCTTACCGTAGATCAACAAGGGTTAGAAGACTTTGAAACCCTAATACGAGAGCACGGTGAAAAAGGACACTGCTTATTAAAAGGTAACCTCAAGCGCGATCTGATTGATGAGTCTAGAGCGGGACATGCAAACCGCACCGAACTGACCAATCTGCTTGTGCTTGATGTGGATGGAGTGAAACTACCCAAGCAAGTCACTGCAACGAACAAGCTTACGTCTACAGACGTTACATTCTTAGCAAACCAAGTCATTGCCGAATTACCTGTTGAACTAAGAGATGTGAGCTACATCACTCAAGCATCTACTAGCTTAGGTCTTAAAGGCGACAAGGTTTCGATGCATATCTTTATGTTCTTGTCAGTCGCAATGCCAGCTAAATCAATCAAACTGTGGCTGCAAGACTGTAACTTCGAATCGGATATCTTCTCAGAACAAATGGAGCTGTCTGTAAATGGCCAGTCACTCAAGTATCCAATCGATACTTCAGTAGCTGACAACTCAAAGATTATCTTTATTGCACCCCCGACGTTCAGTCACGTGCGATCTAATCCTTTCGAGTCAGACGACGACAGAATTGTACGCGTTGACAGAGGCCAGCCTGCTTTCGACTTAGCTGCACTTATGGGGGACATTAGCCCTCAGCGTTGCCATGAGAAAGCACAAAAGTTTAAAGACAAACTTCGTGATGCTGCAGGCTTCAGTAAACGCACTACTAAAATTCGTATCGCCACTATTGATAACCATGCCGAAGAAGTACTTGTGAACCCAGACAAGATGGCTATCTCTATCGTTGATGAATCTTCTTTCCCTTACATAAGATGCAACATCAACGGCGGCGACTCAGGTGCTTATTTCTTCAATATGAGTAAGCCTACTTATATGCACAACTTCAAAGACGAACCAATCTTTGAGATTGAGAAAGCTGACAAAGAGTTCTTTATATCTATCTTTGACCGCTACGAAGAGCGACTTGAAGAAGTTGGACAGGCATGCAAACCAATTGTGCTGCGGGACTACTCAACCGATACCTTCTTTAACGGTGTTTATGACCCTAACACTAAGCAGTTCAATAAAGAGTTTCCGCTTACGCCTGTAGCCAAAAACAATATTGAAGACTTCTTTATGAACCACGGTAAAGTCCCACCAGACTTTATACCTGATGGTCGAGTTGTCTTTGATCCTACATCTAATGATGAAGCATTGAACTTCAGCAGAGTGCCCTACTATGTCAACACGTATCAAAGAAGCGACTACGTGCGTAACGCCGAGACGCCCGATGCACCACTTGAAATGGGCCACGGACAACGAATCAAGGACAAATGCCCACTGATTCACACAATTATCTACCACATACTAGGCAATGGTGACGAAGAGTATGAACGCTTCATCAACTGGCTAGCTGCGATATATCAGACACGTAAGAAAACAGGAGTCTCTTGGGTGCTTACAGGCACACAAGGTACTGGTAAAGGTATCTTCTACTCACGAATCTTGCGTGGGTTGTTTGGTACGCCACATGTACCTATGAAGTTTCTTCAGAGTATGGAAGAGCAATTCAATCTCTACATGAGAGACGCATTGTTCCTGGTAGTTGATGAGTTCCACATGGCCTCTGCTTCATCAAGTGCAGGCAAGATGGCTGACAAACTTAAAAACCAGATTACAGAGCCCACAATTACTATCCGTGGTATGCGATCTAATCAGGTAGAAGTTGAGAGCTATACCAATTATTTATTCCTAACAAACCGTGTAGATGCTGTGAACATCGAGGTGGGTGACCGACGCTATAACATCGCACCCAAGCAAGAAGAAAAGCTGCTCGATAAATTCCCTGGCATCGCTAAGCAACTTGACTCAAGTAAGTTAGAAAAAGAGCTGTATCACTTTGCTGGCATGCTTCAGACCTACAAGGTTGATTCACATCTAGCCAAGACTGCTATTAACAACTTAGCTAAAGAGCAGATGCGTAACGTATCAATGTCTGTATTCGAGGAGTTCTGCCAAGCACTCAAAGAAGGCAAGCTCAGTTATTTCGCAGACATACTCGACATCAATACTGCATCTGTATTGCATGCTAATGAGATCGAAGCAGCACAACGACTTGTTAAGTCCTGGATTGCACAAGCAACTTATGACTATGTAGTTATACCTATGGAGCACCTACGTACAGTGTTCCATGTACAAACCGAACAAAACCCACGGTTATCTCAGCGTGAATTTACTAAGCGTATGAGCCGTAATGGTATCGAGTCAGAACGCAAACGACCTTTTGGTACAGGTAAGAATTCAAACCAAATTCGAGGTGTAGTTAGCATCTGGGATTCAAATGAGATGGAACTCAAGCGACTACGTGATCAGTACTTCACTGACCATGATGAAAAGTTGCTTACAGTCTAAATATTAGCTATAGTATTATTTCTATATATTACTACATGACTAGGGAATAGGATGGTTCAGCTAACTCAGGATACGAGGCCAGACACTCTCAAGCCTCTTGAAAAGCCAGCAGAGCTAGGACAGTTACGCTCTTGGTCTTACTCTGCTCTCAAAGTTTACGAAGAATGCCCTTACCGCAGCTACATCGCTAAGGTTAAAAAGATACACGAACCTTCGGGCCCCGCTGCAGAACGCGGAACTCTGATTCACGAAGAAGCCGAACAGTATGTTGATGGCACTATTGGTGAATTCCCCGACTCTCTTAAAAAGTTCAAACCTGAATTCGAATCTCTTCGAGCTATGTATGAAAACGCTAAAGTCGAGCTCGAGGGCGAATGGGGTTATGACCTTGATTGGAGACCAGTCGGCTGGATGGAGAAAGCCACGTGGGCTCGTATCAAACTCGATGCACTTGTTCATGAAGACGAACAGAGTGCACGAGTCATTGACTACAAAACAGGTAAGAAGTTTGGCAACGAGATATCTCACAGCCAACAAGGCCTGTTATATGCAATCGGTACGTTCTTCCGATATCCACACCTAGAGTTCGTGCAAGTTGAGTTCTGGTATTTGGATAAAGGTGAAACGACCAAAAAGAATTACACCCGAGAGCAGGCAATGCAATTCGCTCCAGGGTGGCACAGACGCGCAATCATCATGACTACCGCAGTTGAGTTTGATCCAACGCCTAGCAAAGACAGTTGCCGCTGGTGTTCATATCGCAAAGGTGAGCACCCCGAGTGCCACTGGGGCGTCGAGTAAGTTTTCCTCCCCTGCTCTCTCTATTGAGAGTTTTCGTAGTTGCCCCTCTTCGGAGGGGCTTTTTTATGCACACAACAAAAGTAAGGGACTTTATATGTTTTCAGCACTCGTGAGACTTATCACGTTATTTCAACTAGTCACGTTTCTAAAGGAGCTACGCGATGCAGATGTACCACCGGACAAACGGAACGACGGTCGAATACACGATCAAGACCGATCCACCGGAAGCGTTGTACTGGACGACGTACCGTTTGAAGAAATCAGAGATCAAGATCCTAACTAACCTTGATCGATCAACAGCCACCCAAATAAGACAGGAGATATTTGATGACATCATTGAACGTGAATCTAATCCCAGCAAAAAATCTCCGTCCAGCAACGACTCGCTACAAAAAAGGCGTAAAAGCCCCAAGCCTGTCTATGTTGAAACGAGGAAAACAAAACAAAAAGCTGGGTGACAAAGTAGAAGTAAAGATGTGGAAGGGTATGACCATGTACTCACTGACGTTAGAAGAGCGCGCTACGTGCCCCTCTGACTGTGAGCAATGGGACAACTGCTACGGCGACAACATGCCGTTCGCCCATAGGTTTGACCACACACATTCTGACTTCAAACCCATGCTAGAAAAGCAGCTCGAAGAACTTAATCGAAAACACCCAGAAGGATTTGTTGTGCGACTACATGTACTTGGTGACTTTTACGATGGATTGTATGCAGTGCAGTGGCAGCTATGGCTACACCTGTATGAAAACTTACATGTGTTTGGGTACACCCACCACAGGTACAACTCGCAGTTAGGTAGCATGATCGGAAACATCAATCGTATGCACCCTACGCGCTTTCGTATCAGGTTCTCAGATGACGAATCTGTATCCTTCAGCGCGCATGTTACTTATGTAAACAAAGAGTATTCCGACAGGATTGTTTGTCCTGAACAGCTAGATAAAACAGCAAGCTGCACAACCTGTGGCTATTGCTGGGCTAGCGACAATCCTGTTGTTTTTCTTGAGCATTAATATTAGCTATGCTAATATAATAAACCATCAATGAGTGATGCCTATGTATAAACCTTTTGAACATCAGCAAGTCACGACTGACTTTATTAAGGCCAACAATCGTTGCCTTATCACATCAGATCCAGGAACAGGTAAGACCCGTTCCGTACTTGACGCTATTAATGACCACGAATCACGGATCTTGGTTCTAGCTCCGTTGTCCATCCTCGAGAGTTCTTGGGGCGATGACATCGAGAAGTTCACACCAGATCTGACGTACGCCGTTGCGTATGCAAAAAATCGTGAGAAAGCATTCAAGAGCGACGCTCAAGTAGTTATTACCAACCACGACGCAGTTAAGTGGATTGCAAAGCATCGTGAGCTGCTGACAGACTTCAATACGTTAGTTATAGATGAGTTCACTGCTTTTAAGAACAAAGCCAGTCAGCGTAGTAAAGCAGCGCTTAAAGTCGCCGAACACTTCGAAAACCGTATCGCTATGTCTGGCACACCAAACAGCAACACTATTTGTGACATATGGCATCCGACACTAATTGTAGACGACGGTGAACGGCTCGGTAGGCGCTTCTATTCCTTCAGAAGCAATGTGTGTACATCACGGTTTAATGGGTTTGCCAACGAGTGGTGTGACAAGCCAGAAGCCCAGGAGATTGTTGGCGCTGCACTTAGCGACATCAACATCCGGTACGAACTCGCTGATTGTATTGATATGCCAGAGCAATCAGTCAACACCATGCTGGTAACACTGCCACCAAAAATCATGCAGCAGTACCACATGCTAAGTGAAGACAATGTGCTTTACACAGGTACTAAAACAATCAATGCAATTCATGCTGGTGCAAAAGTTAAGAAGCTCTTACAGCTATGTACAGGTGCTATATACGACGAGCACGGTAACGCAGAAGGTATTCACAGCGAGCGTTACGACCTTGTTATGCAGCTTGTATCCCAGCGCTCTCACTCTCTTGTTGCATTCAACTGGAGACACGAGCGCGAACGCATGGCTGAGTTAGCTGACAAACTAAATATTAGCCACGCTACTATTGATGGTTCAGTACCAGCTCATAAGCGCAAAGAAATTGTAGATCGGCTGCAGGCTGGACAACTACAGGTTGTGTTCTGTCACCCCCAATCTGCTGGCCACGGTCTGACTATGACTAAAGCCAAGACAGTTATCTGGGCGTCACCTACATACAACGCCGAGCATTACCAACAGTTCAATCGCCGCATCTATCGGGCAGGCCAAACAGACAAGACCGAGGTTATCCAAATTGCAGCACGGGATACCTGGGAGCCGGATGTCTACCAAAAACTAGAAGGCAAGCTAGGAAAGATGGATGAGCTATTGATGATTTTAAAAGACCTACACGACAACCGGAGGACAGCATGACTGTAGCTGAAAAAGAAACTATGAGCGTTAACCAGCTCATCAATGAACGGGCCGACATCAAAGGCCAAATGGATCAGCTCAATAGAGAGTTGAAAGAATTGCGAGCAGAGTCTGATTACTTAGATGTCTTGCTCCTCAAGAAGATGGATGCCGAAGGTGTATCACGCACAGCGAATGATGCGGCTTCAGTATCGATCAATGAAGACACAGTACCCAATGTAGATGACTGGGATGAGTTGTATACCCACGTCACCGCAACTGGAGACTTCAGTCTTCTACAACGACGCGTTAGCTCTACTGCTTACAAAGAGATGCTCAAGATGGGAGAAGCAGTTCCCGGCTTATCACCTCGTACTGTAAGGCGCGTCAACTTTAGAAAACTTTAACTTAACGATGAACGATGAACGGAGAACGATGAACGATGAGTAGCCAAGCGTTAGCATTAGCCGAAGATAAAATGCCAGCCCACCTTAAGAAAGTTGAAGGTACGGGTCGGGGTAACGAAAACGTGGGACAGCACCTCGCAATACCACGTATTAAACTTTTACAAAAAATGTCAGACGAAGTAGACAAGCATTCACCTGGTTATATCAAAGGTGCAGAGGCTGGTGACTTCATTAATACTCTGACCAACCACGTATACGGCGAAGAGATGTACGTTCTTAGCCTTACTTTTAAGAACGAGTTTGTTGTATGGCGCAAGCGTGAAGCAGGCGCTGGTCTCCTGGGTAACTATGCGTCTCATGTTGAAGCTCAAGAAGCTATCAATGCGACGGATAAACCAGAAGATTACGACATTGTCGAAACACACACTCACCTCTTGCTTATCAAAGACCCTGAGACTGGCGAACTAGAACCCTCACCAGCCATCATGGACTTCGCGTCTTCTAAGCTGCGTATCTCACGCAACTGGAACTCGCAGATCGGCATGAAAGGCGGCGACCGTTTCGCTGGCCTTTGGAAGCTGAGATCACAAGCTGTTGAGAATCGTATGGGTAACGCCTTTATGAACCTCGATGTTGAGTTTGTTGGTTGGGCTCAGAAGGAAGACTACGACGCTGCTGAGCGTTTCTACGAGCAGCACTCGGGTAACTAGTTCCTATATCAAGGACGGCTTGTAGAAAAGAGTACGGACTGATCCACCGTAAGCCACAACGGATCATAAATTTCTATGAACGAGCACAGCTTTGTTAGATCTATACATAACGCGCTGTCACCCGACGTATATCGCTGGAAGATTCACGATACATACACGGGAGGTGTACCCGACGCCATGTATGCCGGGCCCGCTGGTGTGCTTTTCGTAGAATATAAATACATCAAATCGCTACCTAAACGAGGTGACACTGTGCTGCGCCATAGTCTGTCAAAATTACAAAGTGCTTGGTTAGAACGAATAAAAAGTTCTACATTTGTTGCACTAATATTAGGAATTGAGGATACTGCGCTAATAATTACTAAGAATTTCGAGCAAAAACTAACGAAATCACAGTATTTAGAAGTATGTGTACCGCGCAAAGACGTAGCTACATGGATTGAAAATACAGTTTCAGGAAGAAACTCACATGAAAAAAGTATCAGAGTTACCTAGAGCCGTGAATAATTTACGAGCGATCTGGGACGCCAAAAAAGCCGAGATGAAATTTACCCAGGTCGAAGCTGCAAAAGAGCTCGGCTGGTCACAGGGTGCAATTTCCCACTACCTCAACAACATCACTGAGTTGGGCCCTTCTGCTGTCATTAAGTTTGCTAATTTTTTGGGAGTAGATCCAAAAGAAATTGACCCAGATGTTATAGCCTACCTACCTACAACAGAGGTTTACGAAGTCTCGTACGACGCTAGTAATATTGATAAGCGCTCAAATACCCGCTTCTACAGCAAGAAACAATCGTCTGAGTTCTGGGTATATTTTGAAGTACTTCACTGTCTTGCTTTGTGTGTTTCAGAAAAAGAACACCCTCGAGCAACAACGTGGGTCGTACAGAAGAAAGGTGAAAAACGTGCTTTTCTACTCAAGACAGAAGAGCTGCCACCAAAAAATTCAATTGCAAAACAATACGCTGTCGTAGCCCTACGCGATACGAACTGGGAGGCATAGACCCTTCCAGGGATACTTTTGTCGCATTCGTCGTGTTTATTACCCGTCTTATCTCTTTAGTACCCCTTAAAATAATACCTCCAGTACTATCGACCTGAACCCAACCAAGGTGGTAAGTCATGGAAGACCTTCTGTTACAGAAGTACGGGTTGTTTATGGATTTAGAAGATCTCGCAGAGGTATTCAAAATAAAAAAGCAAAGCGTATATCAGCAAATTTATCGCGGTGAGCTTGACATACCGCATGTAAAACGCGGCAAAAAGTATTTGCTGCCAACCCAAGAAGTAGCCAAATATCTTAGTGATCGGCTAAATCTTCTGGACGCAAGTTAATATACCTGGAGAGCTGATCTAATGAACGATGTCCAGATACCACACGCACTTGCTCCACCTTCATGCCACGTTCAAACATGCGGCTTATTGCTTCGTGACGGAGGTCATGGAAGCGAAGATCATCGATACCAACTTTTGCTGTAAGACGCGCAAAACGGTCAGAAATCGATGCTGCCCTCTGTACCTTAAATAGGTTATCCCCCTGCTCACTTTCATTTCGTGCGCGTAGGAGCACCTCTCTCACGCCCTTTAAAAGTGGTATTTTCTGCTTTGAACGGCCACCTTCTGCCTTCTTATCTTTACGATAAAGATGGATAACGCCCCGTTGTTCATCGACATCTGACCACCTAAGACGGTGTATCTCCCCCTGTCGCATCCCAGATTCCACAGCAATGTCCATTGCCAATCCAATCCAGTGTGTGCCAGCAGCCTCTTTTAACGCCTCGTACTCCCAATCCTGTAACCGTCGATCTCTGTACGTGCTTCCCATAATTATTTTCTTTTTATGCAGCTCATCGATTGCCTGATCAACAACCTTCTCATGCGTCTTTACACGGCTGTTATCTATGGCTTGCTTGAAATAATAAAGTTGGGTCTGAAGTGTAGAGGCACAAATTGTTTCACGACGGTGTGCTGCAAACTCTATGACATCGTCAAATGTCAGATCGTGAATAGACACGCCAGTAAAATAGTTTTTGATCTGGTTAAGTTGCCCAAGTTTTGGCCCAGCCACTCTCAGCTTTAGTCGCTCATAGCTAAAGATTAGATCATCAATCATGTGGTCGATGAGCACGGACGACGATTCACGGGTATCGATCCACGATCCGTTGTCCATGCTCGTTTCTATTTTGCGAGCCCAAGCCTTCGCTGCTGCTTGAGTCATGAAAGATTTTGACTGGGGTGGGTATCCTTTGACGCGTACCTGTGCCTGGTACTTGCTGTTCCGCTTCCGTACGGTTGCCATTCATTGTGACCATGCTGTGACTGAAGCTTAAATTTTACTAAAAACTACAGCCAAAACATAGACTTAAATAATTGGCGGAGAAGGAGGGATTCTGTACCTTTAAGCCGTCATTTTCTATAGATATCAATTACTTAAGTTCTATTTAGCTTTCTTTTCTTTACATGATACTTCAAGTATAAGTACTTGATATCTCTACTTAATTTATTTTTCTTCAATGTTGAGTGTGACGCGGTCACACCGTTGTGACGACTTATTTTCAAGTCGTCGATGGCAATAAAAGACAACGATGCAATAGCAAAAGCTAGCATATAAACAATCATTAGGGGGGCCTCGGTAGTTAAGACCCAATTATACAGAGCCGTATTCCAACTGAATAATGACTTGTGTTGATGAGGGTTATGCTATTTCCTTCTGACCCTTAGCTTTCCACGGTTGGTTTTACGGCTAACAACTTTAAGATTGCTCTTTTTGTTGTTGCGTGGATTACCGTCCTTGTGATGGACGTCTTTTGAACCGCCCTTCTTCACTTTACCCGCAGCCAGCGCTCTACGACGAGCCGTGTTTCTGCCTGCGCGATTTTTCTTTTGCTTATCCTTGCTGTGGTACTCCTTGTATTCCTTCTTGTAGTTTCTTTTAGTTGCCATATTAGCTACCCGGTTCAGTAGGCCACACCAAATCTTGAACTGATGTAACAGTTGCATTAGTTGCGGGAAGGTCACGAAGCGCCTGTCTATAAGTTCTCCATTCCGCTTTTTGTGTCTCGGTAAGCTGGTTATCTGGTATTTGTGTCCAATCACAGCCGGCCATTTTTATATCCCTTTCCAGTCTTACTGCTCTCCAAAAGCCCTCGGAGTCAAAAACCCACGAGCCACCTTCGAACATATAATGAGTTCCGGGTTTTTCAGGTCTTGTAGACCACGCACCATCAACCCATAACCACGTATTTATAACTACGCTAGCCTGTGCATCTTGCGGGAGCACTCTGACAGTATCGCTGCCAACAATCTGGCCGTCCTGATACTGGTTATCCATAGCTGGGGAACAAACGTGTGATACAAACCCATTAGGCTTTACAAAAGCATATTGGTTCATTTAGATAAATCTCCTAATTGGAAGTGCCTACGCTGATAATCAGGGCGAAAATTAATAAAAAAGAAACTCCGTCCCATTGCTGGGCCCGTTTGAGAAACTCTATTTATGATCGATATTGTTTCTGCCTCATAATCCATTTGCCACAGCGGGCCTTGGTAAATAGCAATACCTGGAAAAGCAACAGTTCTTACCCAGAAATGGTACGTGCAATTAACCAGCACATACCTATCGGCGGGTTGGTTTGTGCGGGTAATCGGGAACGTGTCAGGCATAAAAAATTGATCCGAAGGTGGGTTATCAGCAGACCCATCTAACTCAAAATATATATCTTCAATCACATTCATTACTTGATATTCTGATGAGTACGCAAGCGTTTGATTTTCTTTTAATACGTTTAAACCATAGCCGGTTTGAGGAACCGCCATTTCTTCAGGTTGAGTAGTTACAACATAATCAATTTGCGTAGTTGCAGTTGCCGCTTGTTCTCCTGCCTGTGCTGAAAATCCACCACCCGAAAAAATATTTCTGCCGGGGTCAGTTTCTAAAAAATAATTCCATAGTTGCCCGCCCCCGCCAGACGGCCCCTGATAATCAGATACATTACTGCACCAAATACGAAATTTTTTATTGTTATCACCGGGAGACTGACCACGATAAATATGGCCATGGATTCTAAATTTACCGGTATAGACAGTACCGTCAGAAGTTGTAGAGTCGCCGCGATTAGCACTATTTATGCGAGCCCAGACTTGAATGTTGTTTTCATTAACGCCTGCTGGAAAGCTAATAACGTCGCCATTAGTACACGTGCCAGTCGCAACCACGAGCATGTTGGGAAAGTTCTCGTCAATCTGTAAACGTCCGCTGTCATTTTCGCTTCTAAAACCGTAACTCACGTTAAATCCTATAAATAGTTATATTCCAGTGGGTTGAAGTAGCGTAATAAGATCCGTTACCGCCGTTATAGATATAGATACTTCCAGGGCTAACCGTTACCTCAACATCTGAACCACTAAAACCACCTTGGGGTTCAAAGGCTATTGACCATGTACCATCGTCAGCGAGCCCAGGCACTGATACTGTTGTGCTTGTATCAGCCGCTAAGTACCCCGTGTAAAAAGAGTGGTAGCGCGCCAGTCGCATTGTTGTATCGAGGCGCACTTCACCAGCTTCGTTATATATCTTTAGACCCTGACTCATTCAGATAGGTCTCCTAACTGCACTCGCAGAGCATTGCCGTTAAATACTTTTATGACATTAGCGGTCATTTCCATACGAGACCCAGAAGCAGCAGATTTGATATTTAGTGTGCCTCCAACGCCTTCAATATTTATTACGCCTGCATCAAGTGTGCCCGCACCAATTCGATCAGCCGTAAGAGAACCGGTGGTGATGACATCTGCATTAATTTGTGCAATTTTTGCTGCTGTAATCGTAGCGTCGGCAATATATGCGGTGTCCAGATAAACACCAGGCGGAATAGTTACAGTGTTGCCCGTACCATCAGAAATGATTACTGGTGTTGCAATTACACTAAAAGGGTTCTGGCTCATTATTCGCCATCTAGGCGGGTTTGTAGTGAAAGGTGGAGCATCGTAAGGACTATTAGCGGCATGATTCAAAACACATATATAGGTCTGCTGTGCCCCACCCATATCTTGTGCTGTTCTTACAGCGCCCGCGTTGTAATATGTGTTATTTGCCCAAGGTAGAATATTTGTAGAGCTCGGAGGCATGATCGCGAACTTGTCAGCGGCAACATAAAACTCACTGGTTGGTGTAGAGCCATTTGCAGTGCTAGCCAAACCAAACCCAGAAACGCTTCCGTTGTTGTCAATCTTTACGGTGTACTGACCTTCGAGGCCTGATATGTCATTAGCCTGTGCACTAAAGGCTTCTTCAACTGTCACACCAGAGCCGTTCGCGTTTTCAAGTCGCGCATTAATGCCACTAACCGCAGACGCAGCAGCAGATGTAGCCGCCTCATTAAGTAACGTAATGTCTTCCCAGCGCAGATCACTAACATAAGCTCTGTCTGCAGATGGGCCAAAGTCGAAAGCAGGCGACCAGTAAGCAAAGTCTTGAGTTACGGTGAACTCTGTAACTTGCAGAGACCAATCAAGTCCTGTCGCTATTGTTCCGTTAACTTGATCTGTCCTACTAATCAAACTGCCGTTTCCAGCAGCTGCACCGCCTCTGATGGTAGGAGTAACCCCGCCTGTATTAGTAGGGGCTAAAGTATTGACCCAAAGTGTGCATCTAAAACGAGTACCGGCTTTTAGATTTGTATACTGATGAAGCTGACGCGCCCCATCCTTAACAATCATTACAGGGCTGCCAGTAGTAGGGTTGTTAACCGTACTGTGCATCCCATCATTTGCGGCCCAGTTAGCGGCGCTAAAGAGATCTTGAACTACGTAGTTTCTTGTTGCTGCAACAGTCGATGCAGTAGCAGTCTCAGACGCATAAGTAGAAGCATTCGATGCCTGAGTAGATGCTGTGTTTGCATGACCTGATGCAGTTGAAGCAGACGCAGAAGCCTCATCTGCTTTTGTTGAAGCAGTCGAAGCAGAAGTATTAGCAGCACTTGCATGGCCTGATGCAGTGGAAGCGCTATTAGCTGCATTAGTAGCTTGAGTGCTTGCTGTGTTTGCTGACCCAGCTGCATTTGTTTCACTAGTCGCTGCGTTTGAGGCAGACGTAGATGCTTCGCCCGCTTTAGTACTAGCAGTGGTTGCATGGGTAGATGCTGAACTTGCTGACTGTCCAGCTGCTGTTTCAGAGGCAGAGGCTGCACTTTCAGAAGTAGCTGCAGCGCTGGCTGAATCAGCTGCTGCCTTTTCGCTTGAAACATCCTCAAGCGTCATATCTGTCCAGTAGGTTAGAAACGTATCGTTATTTTGGGTAGAGCCGTTTATCTGTAAAAATGGAGCTAGTTTGATTCCATCAGAGTCATTAACCGTGAATGTGTTTTCGTAATACGTCCAGGTGTTGGTATTTTCTTGTGCTGCATTAATAGTTGGCCAATGGCTATTGTTAGTTGCATTTACAGATCGTAAGCCAGCACGAGCATCTTGATTAGAAGAGTTATAAACGTACCCGGAAACCTTGAAAGTTTTTCCGTGAGCAGAGTTTTGATAGAAAGAGTCACCGCCACCAAGCGCAGGGAAATAGTAGTTATCTCTAGTAGTCTGTCTTAGGGCCTTTGTTCGGCCTAATGGGTGACCGGCTGGCGCATCAACAACTGAGCCTGCATTCCACTCGCCTTTACTCCCATCAGTAAAATCATTCTTACCAATAAAGCCGCCTGTCTGTGCAGTAGTAGCGGCAACTGACGCCGAAGAAGACGCTGCGCTTGCTGAACCAGCTGCGTTTGTTTCACTTGCTGCTGCATTAGTAGCGGAAGTGCTAGCCTGGCCTGCTTTTGTAGAGGCGGTGTTTGCATGAGTAGACGCTGTACTAGCAGATTGAGACGCTTCTGTAGCTTTAGTTGTTGCAGTGCTCGCGGAAGTAGCCGCTGAACTTGCTGAAGTGCCAGCATTTGTCTCACTAGTTGCAGCAGCAGACGCGCTGGTAGCTGCGGCACTTTCCGAACCAGATGCATTCGATGAGCTTGTTGCAGCATTACTTTCAGCAGTTTCCGCTGCTCCTTGAGCCGTTTCGGCTGCAAGTTGAGCTGTTTCTGATGCACTGGCTGACGTAGATGCTTGTAACGAGGCGTTGGTAGCTTCTAGCTGCGCTGTTGCAGCTAAGTCGCTTGTTTCAACGCCCGTAAGATCTACGTGACCACGAACCAAGGTCAACGAATCAATGTAAAACTCAGTGCTACTTGGTACGTCTTGGCCTCGCTTATCAATGGTTAGTTCACTGTAGCCAGCACCCGCTGTACCGTGAGCTTGGTAGAATGTCCATTGTCCGTTGCTCGTGGTCGTTGACCCAGCCCAACCACCTTGTTGGTTAAGTGACAGTCTTACTTCCCCGCCTGTGTTGTTGTACGCCCAGAAACCCAGAGTAAATTTATCGCCATTTACAACAGCAACATCATTCTTCCAAATACCGGCGAATGAGTCAGTTCCCCCAGTTGGATCAACCTCACGAATCATGTAGCTACCTGACTTAGGGTTAACACCACTGGCAGAGGTAACTAATTCCCATCGAGGGGTATTACCAGTCGGGTTTTCTGGATCAAACCCTGAATCATTTAGGAAAGCACTAGCAGCACCAGATAACTCAAAGCTGCTATCTGGAATAATGTTTTGGACTATCGTTGCGTCTCTAGCAGCCTCTGCTGCAGCTTGAGCAGTAGCTGAGTTAGTGGCGCTAGTCGCAGCGCTTGACTCTGACGTCGATGCAGCATTTGCTGAACCCAATGCATTACTTTCACTAGTTGCAGCATTTGATGCTGATGTAGCAGCAGCTGATTCAGACCCAGAAGCATTTGAAGCACTGGTTGCCGCTTGACCCGCAGAGGTCGATGCCTCACCAGCTTTAGTTGCTGCCGTGTTTGCATGGGTAGATGCTGTAGTTGCTGACTGGCCTGCAGCAGTCTCTGATGCTTCTGCAGTTGAAGCAGACGTAGCTGCAGCGCTAGCGGATGCGGCTGCATTAACCTCTTCTGTGATATCCTCAATCATGCAGAAATCAACATCAGTGTGGTCAGCAGTAGAGGTCGTGCCCACCTCATGCCCGACAATAAACATTGGCGAGGCAAACTTTGTACCTACTCTAAACTGGTTGTGGCTTGCATTACCCTCACCAGTAATAGTTCCAGTAAAAGTTACCCAACCGTTGGCGCTATTAAGAATAGAACTCCCAGCACAGTACCGATGAGTGCCGGGCGAAGTAGTCTGTAATGAGCCATTCTCGTCCCAAGTCACAACACCCGCATAACACTTAGAGTTACCGTTATAAGGTTTAAATTTAGCTGTAATTCGATAGGTTCTTGTCGTATCTACTTCGAATTTACGTCCGCTATACAGCCAAATATTGTTTGCTCGCAGAACACCGGTTCCTGATGGCCCACCATCTACCTCTTCTAAGTCCTCATACGAAGTAATCCCCGCGTACCTAACCCATGCAGTTTTGCCTTCAGTAAAATGAAAGTCGCCATCAAAGGTAACGAGGTCAGAAAAGGCAGTTGCAGCTACTGACGCCGAAGAAGAGGCAGCAGAAGCTGACCCAGCTGCATTTGTTTCACTAGTAGCTGCATTTGTTTCACTAGTTTCTGCGTTACCTTCGGCAGTTTCTGCTGCTAATTTAGCTGTCTCAGCTGCGCTAGCACTAGTAGAGGCCTCGCCCGCTTTGGTACTGGCAGTACTAGCAGAACTTGCAGCGGCTGTTGCTGAGTCACCAGCATTCGACTCACTAGTAGCTGCATTAGACTCACTAGTTGCAGCGTTACTTGCAGAGCCAGAGGCATTGGTTTCACTAGTTGACGCATTTGTTTCGGCAGTTTCCGCACCGCTCTGCGCCGTTTGTGCTGCAGTTTGTGCCGAAGAGGCAGAAGAAGCTGACTGTCCCGCCGCTGTTTCAGAAGCACTAGCATTAGACGCACTCGTAGCTGCGGCAGTAGCAGAGTCTGCGGCATTAGCACTTTCTGTTACGTCAATCCAAGAAAGATCTGAAACTAAAAGAAAGCCAGTTGAACCGTTATTATCGAAGGCCGGAGATATAGAAAAGTAGTTATCAGTAAAGGTGTGAACAGTATCTACATACGTCCAATCTTGACCGGTAGGCAGCGTTGCCAAAGTAACACTTGGGTTACTGAGAACCCCATTGTCACGAAGACAAACGCGGAAACTACTAGGTGAAGCATGTTGTGTATTGTACCAAAGACGAACGCGTATCTTTTGACCAACATAAAAATTAAATTCAGACCCGTTTTCGTAAGCACCATCTATAATTTTACGTGCTTGAGAGCCGGTGTTCGGGTTAGTAACAGGCTCATCATTCTCCGTATACAAAGTTACGGCAGTCCAACCTACGTCGCCATCGTTCGTATATAAAGGATCAAACCGAGTTATAAAATTGCGCTGAGCAGCAGACTCGCCTGCCCTGGCTGCGAGTGTTGCAGACGTAGACGCAGCACTTGCAGACCCAGCCGCATTTGTTTCGCTGGTAGCTGCATTTGTTTCACTAGTTTCTGCTGCGCCTTGTGCGGTCTGCGCCGCTAGTTTTGCTGTGTCAGCGGCACTTGCACTAGTTGATGCTTCACTAGCTTTTGTCGATGCTGTTGAAGCGCTCGTTGAAGCAGCATTTGCTGACCCTAATGCAGCAGATTCACTGTTGGCAGCATTGCTCTCAGACGTAGCCGCCGCGTTTGCTGAGCCTAGAGCATTTGTTTCACTCGTAGACGCAGCTGACTGAGCCGTTTCTGCAGCCCCTTGGGCAGTTTCAGCACTAGTTTTTGCACTCTCTGCAGAAGTTGCAGACGTTGCCGCATTGCTAGCACTAGTTGATGCATTTGATTCAGAGGTAGAGGCAGCTGTTGCAGAGTCACCGGCATTGGTCTCACTAGTAGCTGCAGCACTAGCTGAGTTCGCCGCATTACTAGCAGAACCAGACGCGTTGGTTTCGCTCGACGATGCGTTAGTCTCAGCAGTCTCTGCAGCGCTTTGTGCGGTTTCCGCATTAGTCTGTGCTGTTTCTGCAGCAGTAGCTGATTGACCAGCCGCTGTCTCACTAGCAGATGCATTAGAAGCAGACGTTGCAGCAGCGCTAGCAGAGTCGCCTGCAGCTTTCTCACTAGAAATATCTTCTAGCGTCATGTCTGTCCAGTAAGCTAAAAGCGTATCGTTATTTGAGGTATACCCATTTATCTGTAAAAACGGCCCTAGCTCAACACTGTCAACGTCATTAACAGTTATCGTGTCTTCATAGTACGTCCAGGTATTGGTATTTGCTTCTGCTCCAAGCACTGTGGCCCAGTGACTAAAGACAGGGTCTGTTGCGTTTCTACTTCTCAAACCAGCACGGGCTTGTACTGAAGACGAGTTGTAAACATAACCCGTCAGTTTAAAGGTCTTACCGTGAGCAGAAATCGGATAGTACGACTCACCACTTGGCAAACGGTAATACAAGGAATCTCGGGCAGTTTGTCGGTATGCTTTTGTGCGACCTAACGGATGTCCAGCCGGTGCATCAACAACAGTGCCACTATTCCACTGACCTTTTGTCCCGTCAGAAAAGTCATTTTTACCAATAAAACCACCCGTCCGTATAACGGTAGCGGCGATCTGTGAGAACTGGCTGGCACTGTTAGACGAACCAGCAGCATTTGTTTCACTCGTAGCAGCGTTTGCTGCGGATACAGACGCGTTGCCTTCAGCTGTTTCAGCTGCAAGTTGTGCAGCCTCGGCAGCACCCGCAAATGTAGACGCTTCTGTAGCTTTCGTAGCAGCACTACTTTCACTAGTAGATGCCGCATTTGCAGAGCCTAACGCATTGCTCTCACTGGTAGCTGCGTTTGATTCGCTTGTAGCAGCGGACGAAGCAGAACCAGCAGCGTTAGTCTCGCTTGTTGACGCCTGTCCCGCGCTAGTAGAGGCCTCTCCCGCACTTGTTGATGCTTGAGTAGCACTGCCAGATGCTGACGTAGCAGACTCAGATGCTTCAGTAGCCTTTGTAGATGCTGTAGACGCGGACGTAGCTGCCGCATCAGCAGAGTTACCAGCGTTCGTTTCGCTGGATGCAGCCGCTGCAGCTGATGTTGACGCATCAGAAGCTGACCCCTCTGCATTTGTTTCACTAGTTGCCGCATTTGAAGCACTAGTTGCTGCTGCCCCCTGAGCCGTCTCAGCAGCTAGTTTTGCTGTTTCTGCCGCACTAGCAGATGTAGCCGCGTTACTAGCGGACGTAGATGCATTCGATTCAGATGTCGATGCTGCCGTTGCAGAAGCGCCAGCGTTACTTTCACTGGTTGCTGCATTTGAGGCACTAGTCGCCGCATTACTAGCAGAACCAGAAGCGTTGGTTTCACTAGTCGATGCGTTAGTCTCAGCAGTTTCCGCTCCGCTTTGTGCAGTCTCAGCATTAGTCTGTGCTGTTTGTGCGGAAGTAGCTGACTGGCCAGCGGCAGTCTCTGAAGCGCTAGCGTTAGATGCACTAGTAGCTGCAGCAGACGCTGAACCGGCTGCATCCTCAGATTCTTTTAAAGATATTGCTAGCTCGGTAACGTCACTAACTTCGAGAAAATCGACAGCAATCAAACCATCACGTTGTGGCGCAGGGCCTGTAAAATTCTGTCTTATGTGGCAGTGAGCAGAGTCAATCGTTGCGTCGCTGGTTAGTCTTGGAAGATCAAAAGTAACCCCAGATGGAGCAGTCGTGGGTACAACAGCTTCATTAGAAAAGAACCAAAACTTTACTTCTTGAACACCATCGGCAACGGTATAAGTCGCACCTTCGTTTTGTTGATTTGATTCAACAACGGTTTTACCAGCCTGCGTGGTTACACCAATACGGACAGTAGAACCAAGCCCCTGAACGCCATCGTCTGTTACACGGAATCTTGCGCGTACTTGAAGCACTCGACCATTTTGATATATGACTGGATAGGCCTGACCTATCGTCGCGTTCTGTGTAATGGTGAACTGAAAGGCATTACCAAACACCGCATCGTTAGTAACAAAGTTACCTTCATTTTCAGGTATTGCTGGTTTTTGGACTGATCCCTGATTGTACTGCGATCCACCCGTCCATAGTTCTCTTGGTTCAACCATTTCAGAGACACCGAGTACAGCAGCCGTACCAATAGCTACATCACGAGCTGTCGCAGACACAGTAGCGCTACTTGAAGCGGCAGACGCTGAGCCAGCCGCGTTCGTCTCACTAGAGGCGGCAGCAGTTTCAGATGCCTCAGCATTTGACTCAGCTGTTTCAGCAGCTAGTTTTGCTGTTTCTGCCGCACTAGCAGATTGGGATGCTTCTGTTGCTTTTGTAGACGCTGTAGATGCTGAACCAGCAGCTGCAGTAGCAGAAGCACCAGCATTTGTTTCGCTTGTTGCTGCATTTGATTCACTAGTTGATGCTGCCGACTCTGAGCCGGAAGCATTAGTCGCGCTAGTTGCTGCGTTTGTCTCTGAGGTTTCAGCAGCACCTTGTGCAGTTTCGGCTGCAGTCTGCGCTGTCTCTGCGGCAGTTGCAGATGTGGAAGCCTCATCTGCTTTGGTAGAAGCAGTTGAAGCAGATGTTGACGCTGCATTAGCCGACCCTTGAGCGTTACTTTCACTAGTAGCCGCATTACTTTCACTTGTTGCTGCATTTGCTGCTGACCCCGATGCGTTTGTTTCACTAGTAGAGGCGTTGCTTTCACTAGTTTCTGCAGCAGATTGAGCTGTTTCTGCAGCTGTTTGTGCGGTCTCGGCTGCACCAGCGGACGTGCCTGCTTCTGTTGCTTTTGTACCAGCCGTAGATGCTGACGTAGATGCAGCAGTTGCAGAAGCACCAGCATTTGTTTCACTAGTAGCTGCATTTGAAGCACTAGTTGCTGCCGCACTTTCACTACCAGATGCGTTAGTTTCACTAGTTGCTGCATTCGTTTCACTAGTAGCTGCATTAGATTCGCTAGTAGCTGCGTTTGTCTC